GACGCCGATCTGGGTGGAGGCGATGACGCTGGACGAGATACACGCCTACGCCGACGCGCAGGAGGACGTGTAGATGGGATTTCTGGCGATCGGCTTACGGCTGCTCCCGATGATCACCGAAGCGATCAGCTGGGTGGAGCGGTTCATCTCGCGGAAGGGCAAATACAAGCAGGATGCGGCGGTCTACATGGTCAAATCCATCCTGGGGGTGGCGGAAACCGGGCTGGCGCGCGACCTGTTGAACGATGACGAGGTGGAAGCCGCGACCCGGAAATGCATTGACGCGATTGTGAGTTTGCAGAATCTGATTGCCGCCAAGAGTGAGGAGTAATCATGCCCCAGAAAAGAGCACGGTCACGCCCCAATGCGGCGGTGACTCGTACCGAGCGGGATGCACGCGGGGTGACGCGCGATCCGCGCGCTGTGCGCCTGGATACGGCACGGAAAAGCCCCCGGCGTCCGAAGGTCGGGGGGGTGACTCGTACTGAACGTGACCAACGTGGGAGGACGCGCGCTCCGGCAGCACGAAGGGAAGCGTACGAGAAGCTGCGTCAGCGTGGTGTGTTCAGTCGTGACGAAATGAAGTCGGTACGGGATGCCGTTGTGGCTGGCGCGGTGGCTGGCGCGGCGGGTGGACCGGTGGGGGTGCTGGCTGGTGCAGCAGGCCGAGCAAAGATTGGCAACATTTCCGAGACCGCCATCACGGAGACCCCGCGCGCGCGACGTACGCCTGCGGCCGGAACGGGACGGGGATCGCGACCGAAGACCACACGTCGGAGCCGGTATTGAGATGGCGCGGGGTGTGCCGCTGCTCGTGTGGTGGTGGCGGCATCTGGCGATGGTGATTCAGCGAGATGTCCCGGAGACGTATGATCCGTATCGTGACGAAGCACGTCCGCTGTCAGGCCGCGAATTGTGTGTCATCATGATGCCGATCTGGGTGGTGATGGTGTTCGTGGTGTGGTGGACAGCGTAGGAGGGACGAGAGATGGCAGCCGCATGGCATATTTTACAGATGCAAGATTTAACCGAGTACTCGGGACACGACCGAGTGATTGTTACGTTGCACTGGGAGGTCGTCGGGAGTGCGACCTCGGGCGAGCCGCCGAATGAGAAAACGGTGAACGCGCGCATTTACAGTTCGGAGTCTTTGGAACCCCTTGGCGATCTGGACCCGTTCACCCCGTGGGGTGAGGTCACCGAAGAGCAGGCGATGGGTTGGTTGCACGACCGATTGGGTGCGGATCGCGTCGCGGAAATCGAAGCGAATCTGGACACCCAGTTGCAGAACAAGCTCCACCCGACCGAGAGTACGGGCGTGCCCTGGTAATGCGTCGTCGCGACAAACGACGTCGCGCGAAGCGCACGCGCGCGAAACGAGATGCCCATCACCCCCCACGCCACGATCGACGCGATTCGCACCCTCCGGCTGGAGCGCGAGCGGGGGAAGTTCTCCACGTATTTCCCCGACTGCACCGACCAGTGTCGTCCTCGATCGCGCAAGCGCGATGATCACGTTGGCATGTGCCGGGTGCTCTACCCGAAACACATCGCGTGGTTTGGCGCCCCTGACCGGGAGCGGCTGATGATCGCGGCGAACCGGATCGGGAAGACGCAGGCGGGGGCGTTTGAGACCACCGCGCATCTGACCGGGTTGTATCCGCACTGGTGGACCGGGCGACGGTTTGACGGGCCGGTCTCCTGGTGGACGGTGGGCGACACCTCCAAGACGGTGCGCGACATCGGGCAACTGGAACTGATGGGACCGATGAACAAGATCGGCAGCGGGTTTATTCCCCGCCATCTGATCGAGCACTTCTCGCGCAAGCCGGGCGTCACCGATGCCATCGAGACGGTCTGGGTCAAGCACATCGAGCGAGAGGGGGGTGCCCCCGTCCTCTCGGAATTGGGGTTCAAGAGCTACGACCAACGACGCGAAGCATTCCAGGGCACACGCAAGCACGGCATCTGGCTGGACGAGGAGCCCCCGGAAGATATCTACGTCGAGTGTCTGCTGCGGACGGCGCAGACCTCCGACTTCGGCGGCGGCATGTTGATGCTCACGTTTACGCCGCTCCAGGGATTGACGCCGCTGGTGCTAGAATTTCTCCCTGGCGGTCGGATGCCCATTGAAGGAGAAGACCCGTATGAAGCCATGGTGGAAAAGTAAGACGTTCTGGGTGAACATTGCGACGTTGATCGTGGCGAGTGCCATGGATCAGCCGAACCCGGAGATGATCGCGCAGGGACTGGCGGTCGTGAACATTGTGTTGCGGTTCTTCACGCATCAGCCCATCGTCGCCGGACATGGGACGGGAGACGACACGGCGTGAGCAAGTTCGTCGTGATGGCGGATTGGGATGACGTCCCACACCTCTCCCCCACGGAGAAGGCGGAGTTAATTGCGTCCATCCCGCCGCACCAGCGCGAGGCCCGCACGAAGGGGGTACCGCAGCTGGGGTCTGGTGCGATCTTTCCGGTGCCGGAAACCGACGTGGTGATCGATGACTTCACGATCCCGGACTACTACGCGCGCGGCTACGGCATGGATGTCGGCTGGAACTGCACGGCCGTCGTCTGGATGGCGCACGATCGCGAAACAGGCGTGCGCTATATTTACAACGTCCACAAGCGCGGCGAGGCCGAACCCTCGATCCACGCGGACGCCATCCGCGCGCGTGGGCACTGGATTCCCGGCCGCATCGACCCGGCGTCGCGGGGGCGCAGCCAGAAAGACGGCGCGCAGCTGATCCAGGATTACGTGGACATGGGGCTCGTGCTCGACGTGGCGCCGAACGCGGTCGAGTCAGGGTTGCTGGAGATGTGGCGGCTGTTGAGTACCGGCCAGCTGAAAGTGTTTGCGAGTTGCAAGGCGTGGGTGGAAGAGTTCCGGCTGTATCGCCGTGACCTGAAGGGGCGCGTGGTGAAACAGAACGACCATCTGATGGATGCCACGCGCTACGCGGTGGTGTCCGGCGTGGAGTGGTTGTCGCTGGAACCGGTGACCGAACGGCCCGAGGAGATCCGGTTCCGCGAGATGGGGACCGAGAACCTGGGGTGGATGCACTGATGGCACTGTTCAAAGCCTCAGAGCAGGACATTCATCTGCCGCCGGGTATCACCGAGAAGGATCATTTTCTCACGGCCGCTGTCGAGACGTTGATGATTCAGCTTGACGACCCGATGCTCCTGGCGATCATCGCGGGCGGCGAAGACGAGTTCATGCGCGTGGCGCAGGAGAAGTGGACGGGACACGGCTTCACGCAGCCGGATTATCAACGCGCGTTTGCGTTGTTGCGGGAGCGCGCGCACGGTCGCTTTCCCCGCGCAGACCGTGTAAACGGATAGGCTCACGATGCCACACGATTTAACCGGCGGCGGGTATCAGGTCGTCGTCCAGGAAGAGCCTGGGACCGGGACGACCGATCCCGCAGCGGAGCAGCGCGAGGCGGTTCAGGATTTTCTCACGCTCGCGCACGACCGGTTCCGCACCATCAACGACGCGGAGAGCATGTTGCGGCAGCACATGCTGGAGGATTTGCAGTTCCGTGCGTCGGAGCAGTGGCCCGCCAACGTCAAGACGATGCGGGAGCAGGACAACCGCCCGTGCCTGACGGTGAATCGGCTGCCGAGTTTTATCCGGCAGGTCACCAACAACCAGCGCATCTCGCGGCCCGCGATCGAGGTCAGTCCGACCGGCGATAACTCAAACGAGGATGTGGCCGAGGTGATCCAGGGGGTCGTCCGGCACATCGAAGTGAAGAGCGATGCCGACGTCGCCTACACGACAGCCGGAGACCATCAATGCACGATGGGGCGCGGCTACATCCGGGTGGTCACCGACTACCTTGACGACGATGAGTTCGCGATGGATCAGGAGATTCGGATTGCGCGCGTGCCGAATCCGTTCGCGGTCTACATGGACCCCAACATCCAGAAGCCGGACGGGTCCGATGCGCGCTATGCGTTCGTGGTGGAGGATCTGCCGATCTCGGAATACCGCTGGCGCTTCCCGGATTCCGAACTGGCCGGGCTCTCGGATTTCACAAGCTCTGGCAACATGGAACAGGAGTGGATGCCGGAAGGCAACATTCGCATTGCCGAGTATTTTTACATCGAAGAGACCCGCGAGACGATGGTCTTGTTGATGCTCCCGGACGGCAGCCGCGTGCGCGAGCGCCGGTCGTCGCTGTCAAGCACTGACCCCGAGAAGTTGCCGCAGGGCGTCACGATTGTGACGGAGCGAGAGATCACGACCCGGACGGTCCGGTGGGCGCTCATCAACGCCGTCGAGGTACTGGAAGGCAACGAGGAGTTGACGGCCGGGACCGAGTGGCCGGGGAAATATATTCCACTCGTGCCGGTCACCGGGGACGAGATCAACATCAACGGGGTGGTGGATTATCGGGGGATTGTGCGGGACGCGAAAGACCCGCAGCGCATGTACAACTACTGGGTCTCCGCGCAAACGGAGATGATTGCGCTCGCGCCGCGCGCGCCGTTTATCGCGGCCGAAGGGCAGATGGAGGGGCACGAGCAGAAGTGGAACACGGCGAATATTCGCAACTATCCCTACCTGGAATACAAGCCGAAGACGGTGAGCGGCCAACTGTCGCCTCCGCCGCAACGCCAGCAGTGGGAACCGCCGATCCAAGCGATGACGGCGGCGATCATGCAGTCGGACCAGGATTTGAAGTCGACCGGGGGGTTTCACGATGCGTCGCTGGGAATGCGCGGCCCCCAGGAATCCGGCAAAGCCATCCGGTCTCGGCAGCAGCAGGATGAGATGGCGAACAGCCACTACCTGGAAAATCTGGCGCGGTCGGTCCGGCAGGTTGGTCGCATCATCGTCGACATGATGCCGAAGATTTACGACACGGCGCGCGTGATGCGTATCCTCGGCGTCGATGATCAGGTGAAAAACGTGATGGTGTTTGCGGGCGCGCAGAATCAGCCGAGTCCGGATCAGGCGCAGCAAGTGCCCACGGGGGTCGAGGGCATCTACGACCTGGGCGTCGGGCGCTACGATGTCACGGTGTCGGTGGGACCGAGTTTCCAGACCCGGCGTCAGGATGCGACGGACGCGCTCACGAAATTCATCCAGGCGTATCCGGCCGTCTTCCCGCAGATTGGCGACTTACTGGCGGAGAACATGGACTGGCCGGGGAGCAAGAAGGTGGCCGCGCGGTTGCGGAAGATGCTCCCGCCGAACTTGCAGGAAGATGTGAACACCAGTCAGCTGCCGCCGGACGCGCAGATGAAGATTCAGGGGCTGGAGACGCAGTTGAAGCAGGTCACACAGGCGTACGAGGAAGCCCAACAGGCGCTCCAGACGGATCAGGCCAAGCAGCAGGCGCAGCTGGAAATCAAGCGGCAGGATATTGCGGCCGACGCGGCGAGCCAGGAGCGTGAGCTACAGTCGAAGATGCAGCTGGAGGCGATCAAGCAGGAGGGCGAGAACGCGCGCGCCCTGGCGAAGATCGAACAGACTCGTGCGTCTGAAGTGCTTCAGACGGAAGTGCGTCGCCTGGAGGGGATGATTGGCCGCTCCTTGTCGGAATCCGAAGCCGCTGAACAGCGCTACGAACGGATGATTCTGGAAGATCGCAAGGACGTGCGAGAACGGCAGGGACAATCAGCCGGGGGTGCTCGGCCTCCATCACCGGGGGCTCGACCGCCTGGTCCGACTGGGCCTGGGCCTGGTCCGGCTGGACCGGGAGTGCCTCCATCGGGACCGCCTCCGGGCACCGTGTAGGAGTTGATCTATGACCGTCACGATTTCGAGCACGACTGACAGCGAAGCAGTTGTCACAGAGGTTGCGGAACAAGCGAACAAACCGGTGGAGATCCCGGCTGCGCCTGAAGAGGTCGTGGCCGTCGCCCAGCGCTATTCGCAACCGGACGTGCATTCCGAAGAAGCGCCGACAGCGGAGACCATGGATGCGGCTGGGCTCGGTGAAGAGTCGTCGCCGGAGGTCATCGCGAGCGAACCGGAGGTCGTGGAGTCGGACGACGGTGAGGAACCCGAGACGGTAGACACGAAAGACGAGACGGAGGACGCGGACGTAGAAAAGCCGAAACGTCGTCGTCGTCGGGGTCGCTCCTACAAAGATCGGGCGAGTCAGCTGGCGCGTGAGAAAGCGGTCGAGAAGAGTCGAGCCGACGCGCTCGCGGTGGAGTTGCAGGCGATCAAGACAGCCGCCGCGCGTGTCGTGCCGCCGCCCCCCACGCCGACGCCGCCTGCTCCAGCCAAGACCGGATCGGATGAGGACGTGGTGGATGTCGCACCACGGTACCGGCAACCGGTTCCGGAGACGGACGCTGCGCCCGTGGCGGCAGCTGGGCGCCCCGCGCAGGATGATTTTGAGACCTACGAACAATTTCAAGAAGCTCTGGTAGACTGGAAAGTGAATTTACGGCTGACGGAACATGACGTAGAGGCGCGTGAACGCATCGAGCGGGCCTCCGCACAACGTGCCCAGGAAGCGATCGTCGCTGCACATACGTCGCGAATCGACGCCTTCCGTTCGGAGCATGATGATTTCGATGCAGTGATTGAGCAAGGACGTGACTTGCCAATGACACGCCCGATGCAGGATTCGGTGCTGAACTCAGACATGGGACCAGCTGTGATGTATCACCTCTGTCGCTTCCCAGAAGAGTGTGACCGCATCTCCGCGATGGCACCGATGGCAGCAATTCGGGAAATGGGAAAACTAGAAGCGCGGATCGAGGCTGCTCAGACCGGCCCTGCCTCACCTGCGGCATCATTAACCCAAGCTCCTCGACCTATCAAGCCGGTCGGTGGGGGAGTTACAGCGTCAACGGTGCCGCTAGACCAAATGGATTACCAATCCTATCGACGGGCTCGGATGCAGGGGCGCGATCGATAATATAGCGTTATCGTTGTCGCAGATGAGAGTGCGATGGCGAATACTTTACTCACCATCTCCATGATCACCAGGGAAGCCCTGATGGTGCTGGAGAACAACTTGACGTTCACCAAGGGCGTCAATCGTCAGTACGACAGCAAGTTCGGTATCGAAGGCGCGAAGATCGGTACCGTTCTGAACGTCAGAAAGCCGCCTCGCTACATCGGTCGGACGGGCGCGACCCTCGCCATTGAGGACGCGACCGAAACGCAGGTTGCGGTGACGCTCGACACGCAGTTCGGTGTCGATATCAGCTTCACCTCGGAAGACCTGGCGTTGAAGATTTCCGACTTTAGCAAGCGGTTCATCACCCCGGCCGTCGCGACGATCGCGAACAAGATCGACAACGACGGGTTGGGCCTCTACACCGGCATCTCCAGCGCGGTGGGCACACCGGGGACCACCCCGGCTGCGCTCCTCACGTATCTGACGGCCGGTGTCAAACTCGACGACAATGCGGCCCCGATGGATGGGGGTCGTACTTTGTGCATCACCCCGCTGATGCAGGCCACCATCGTAGATGCGCTGAAGGGACTCTTTCAGCAGTCGACGGCGATTGCCTCGCAGTATGCGCGGGGACAGATGGGCACGGCGGTTGGCTTTGAGTGGTACATGGATCAGAACGTCAACACCCATACCAGTGGAGTCTTCACGACCAGTGCGACGCCACTGACAAATGGGGCCACGGCCACCGGGGCGACGAGTGTCGTGACCGATGGGTGGAATTCTGGTGCGTCCACGGTCAAGGAGGGCGACATCTTCACGCTGGCTGGCGTGAACCATGTCAACCCGCAAAGCCGTCAGTCCACCGGCACGTCGCAGCAGTTTGTCGTGACGGCTGACACCACGTCGTCGGGTGGGGCCATGACGATCCCCATCAGTCCGGCGATCAAGACGACCACAGCGTTCCAGACTGTTGATGCGTTGCCAGCGGATGGCGCGGCGTTGACGTTCCTGGGGGCTGAGTCTACACAGTCACCGACAGCGCTCGCGTATCACAAGGATGCGTTCACGCTGGCGATGGCCGATTTGCCGCTGCCGAAGGGCACCGACATGGCTGCGCGCGTTTCGGACGATCAGTTGGGTATGTCGATTCGCCTCATTCGCGATTACGACATCACGACTGATAAGTTCCCGTGCCGCTTGGATGTGCTGTACGGCTGGGCGACATTGCGTCCAGAGTTGGCCTGTCGGATTCAGGGCTAGCGCATTGTGGTGGGTGGTCGGAGGGGGCGCCTGGCGTCCTCTCCGCTCCATTTCGTCATGAGGAAGGACGAGAGAATGCCTGATTCTTACGAATCTACCTATCCCAAATGGATGTACACCAAGCTCGATGGCAAGGTGGTGGGGAAGATCGTGAATGACCCGGCCGCGCTCAAAGCGCTGGGGTTCGGGTGGTCTGATTCACCAGCTGGTCCCTTTCGGGGTGCTCCGAAAAAAGAGAAATCGCGGAAGCGTTTTTCATAAGCGGGGTCATTGTGACGGCGAACACTTTGATTGAGCGTACGCTCAAGACGATAGGCGTGTTGGCGGCTGGTGAAACCGCAAACGGCAATGATGTCGCAGACTCCTTTGCCATCTTGAACGGGATGATTGATACGTGGGCGACGCAGCGCCTGACGGTGTATACCACCGCGCGCACGGTGTTTAATCTCACGTCGTCCACGCAGGACTACACTATCGGCACCGGAGGCACGTTTGATATTGTGCGTCCTCTGTGGATTACTGCGGCGAGCGTGATCCCCAACAGAGATGCTACGGCAGAACAAAGAGTCGAGCTACCGATTACGGCGTCGATGACTGTGACGCAATGGCAGAATGTCGCCATCAAGGGTACGACGAGCACGTTTCCGACTGAGTTTTATTACGACAAGAATTGGACGGCTGGGCTGGCGCAGATCAGCGTCTGGCCGATTCCGCGCACCAGTGATGCTCAGTTGGTGCTCTATACACCCACGGCCCTGGTGAAATTTGCGGATCGTACGACGGACTACACGTTCCCACCAGGGTACGAAGAGGCGATGCGGTATCAGCTGGCGTTGCGGCTGGGTCCGGAATTTGGGCGTCCGTTGAATCCCGAGTTGTTGGCCCTGGCGATGGATACCTTCGGGAACATCAAGCGTGTAAACGGCAGCAAGGAAACGCTCTCCATAGACACCGCGCTGCTCGTGCATGGCGGGCGGTATAACTGGCGCACGGATCGCTATCGATGAGATTTCCTGGATTCGTGGGACCGTCGTATGTGTCGCAGAGTCCACGGGCCTCCATCCAGCGGTGCGTGAACTGGTATGTGGAGCAGGTCGAGGTGCAGGATGAACCGGCTCGGGCCGTGCTGTATCCCACGCCTGGGTGCGCGTCGATCGCGACTTTCCCCGTGACAGATGCTTCCGATCAATCGGTGTTGGGGATGACGTCGGTGTATACCGGCAATCGCGACCGGTGCTTTGTGGCTGTTGGACACAATCTGTACGAGATTGGTGGGGATGGGGCGACAACGCTCCTGGGCGCCATGGTCTGGGACGGTCAACCCGTGACATTCGCGGCGAATGTCGATGCGGGCGACCAGGTTTTCCTGACGTCAGGCGGTCGGGGGTACATCCTGACGTTGAGCACGAATGCGCTGACAGAGGTGAAGTACGGGTCGGGTGAGAACATCCTGGCGGCAACGCAGGGCGCGTTTCTGGACGGGTTCTTCCTGGCGCTTGACACCTCTACTTCGACCCTGCAAATTTCGGAATTGAATGATGGGACCAAGACCTGGGATGCGACACAGGTGGCCCAGCGCACGGCGGGGTCCGACCCGTGGGATGCCATCCTGGTGGCGCATCGTGATATCTGGCTGTTCGGGCGCAACACCTCTGAAGTCTGGTACAACGCGGGCACGTCACCGTTTCCCTTTGCGCCGATTCCCGGTGCATTTCTTGAGGAGGGCATCATTGCGCCGTTCTCGGCCGCGCGGGTTGGGAACACGGTCGTGTGGTTGGGTGGCAGCGAAGAAGGCGCGTGCATGGTGTGGATGGCGAAAGGGTATATCCCCCAGCGCATCAGCACGCACGCGGTCGAGTTTGCGATTCAAGGGTATGTGCGCGATGGATTGAATGTGAACGACGCCGTGGCGTTTACGTACCAGGATGGTGGACATCAGTTTTATGTGTTGAATTTTCCGTCCGCGAACGCGACCTGGGTGTTTGATGCGATCACGGGGCTCTGGCATGAGCGCGGTACCTGGAATGCGCCGGAGCGTCGCTACGATGCCTGGAGACCCCAGCACCATGCGTATGCGTTCGGCAAGCATCTGGTGGGGGACCGTGAAGCAGGTGAAGTGTACGATCTGTCGATCAACAATTTTCTCGACGCCGGAGGCGGGGTCATTCGTCGTGTGCGACGGACACCGCACCTGACGATGGAAAATTTGTCGCTCTTCTATCACAGGTTCCAGATTCTGTTGGAGACCGGATTGGGAGCGTCTACTGGACAGGGAAGTGATCCCCAGATCATGGTGCGCTGGAGTGATGATGGCGGCCATAACTGGGGCAACGAGCACTGGGTGTCGGCCGGCAAATTGGGAGAATACAACGCGCGGGCCATCTGGCGACGGTTGGGGCGTGGGCGCGACCGTGTGTTTGAGGTAGCAGTCAGTGATCCGATTCCATGGCGTTTGATTGCCGCGTACGTGGATGTCAGTCAGGGGAGTTCCTAGATGGCGCTTCCGGACGTTCCGCTTCGCAACTGGGTGTTGATCGATCCGGTCGGTGGTGAGTGGGACAAGAAGCTGCTGACGCGGGAGTATGTGCAGTATTTGCAGACCACGGCCGACCAGATCAATACCAACAAAACGGTCAGTGATGCGAATGCGGTGCAGATTGCGGCGAATGAGGTCAAGCTCAACGGATTTATCAATGTAGTCTCTCGGGGGGCGACGGGAGATGGTGTCACCGACGATACGGCTGCGATCGAGGCTGCCATTGCGGCGTGTCCAGCTGGAGGAGTGGTGTACTTCCCCCCCTGCGCGGAGGACGCTTTCTACAGGCTGACGAGTGCTATTACCGTGACCAGGGCGATTCGTCTTTGCGGTGCTGGGTACGAGGTGGGCGAGAGCGGTGTGCAGGGGTCGGTGCTCACGCAAGACACGGTGGGTGAGAATGTGTTGACGTGTAGTGGCGTGGACGGGCTCGTGATTGAGCATCTCGCGCTGGGATGTGTCGCGAGGAGTGGCTCGGCCCTGGCGATTGGCGATGACGTGACACGGTCGCGGTTCACAAATGTGTTTCTGGCCGGTGGGGGCACCGGGTTGAGCGTGGGCACTGGCAACACGTTGAATACCTACGAAGGCGTCCGTGTGTCGGTGGGGGTGTCGGATTCGTCGTTTGGTGTTCCATCCATTGGATTTGATTTGAGTGAGGGTGGCAGCAGCAAGAATCTGTGGGTTGACTGTGAGGTGTCTGGGTGCGTGACGGGGATCTCGTTGAACGGGAGTGGCACCTGGGTCAATCTTTCCGTGACGGACTGCGAGGTCGGAATTCTGTGGGCGTCGGGTGCAGGCAATACGGGGAATGTGTTCCTGAATCCCTCGACGGCCGACTGCACCACGGTGCATAGCGTGACGGGGACGCCGACACAGCAGCGCGCGCTGGCGGTGGGGGATGCGACTGGGAACAACGCCTTTGCGCTGCCGACGACGGTGGGCACGAATCTTCGCACGACGATGTCACAGACCCTGGTGAGCGGCGATCTGGTGGATCAATCTCCATTGCTGACGTCTCCAGACCCCGTCCTGCTGGGTCCGGACACGGTGGATGCTAATAATCAGCAGACCGTGCGTGCAACACTGGATGTGCGTGGTGCGAACACGGAATTGGAGAGTGACAAGAACGAGTATGTGACTGAATATGTGACACCGAAAGCCCTGATGGTTGTGGAAAACACCCAGGACACGACGAATGTGGCGATTCAGCGATTGGTGGCGTCTGGGACCGATAACTGCAATGCCTACCTCACCACATATGGGGCGCAGGGAGGTTTTATCGGTCAGCAGTCGCGGTGGTCGGAGAAAGAGCCCCGTACAGATGCGCCGTATTGGGGGAATAATAATGAGGGTACTCCAGCGCATCTCATGCTCAATCGTGAGGGTGGCAATGTGTCTGTGGGGGGCGAGAGCCTGGCAACTGGTGCAGAACGCGGGTTTTTCTTCATCCCGAGCATGGGCGGAACGCCGACAGGTACTCTAGGTGGATCTTTGGCTGAAGGTCCGGCGACGATTGGCACATCGGTTCCATTGGTGTATGACCGCACCAATAACAAACTGTATATTTTCAATGGTTCGTGGAAGTCCGTTACATTTGCATAGGTGTAGCTGTGATTCGCTGGGCGACAGACGACGACGTGCCGGTGCTGCTGGACATGGCGAAAGCGTTTCTGGAGACCCACTATGCGGACACGCTGATCTTCAATGCTGAGAAGATGCAGGAACTCCTGGCGGAATTGATTTCCAATCCCAGCGGGTTTTTGCTGGTGTCGGAGCAGGATGAGAATGTGGTGGGGACGATTGGGGTGCTGGTCTACGACCATCCCATGACGGGACAGGCGCTCTCGTCGGAGTTGTTTTGGTGGATGAATCCGGAGGCGCGCGGCGGTCTTGATGGGATGCGGTTGCTCAAGCACGCGGAGAAATGGGTGCGGGACAACCGGATTCCGTGGATGCACGTTGTGGCGCCGAACGATCGGGTGAAGTCGTTTTACAGGCGTCTGGGGTTCTCCGAATTGGAGACGCATTTCCAAAAGGCATTCTGATGGCAGGAAATGGTTATTCTCCCGTCACACAGCGCCATCCCTCAAGCCAGTTCTTGAGAGACGTTGGCGATATGTATAAGGGTATTATCGACGCCCCGATCGAGAGTCAGTCATTTGAGGGGTATGTTCCGACCACGCAGGTTGGTGCTCCGGGTGGAAGCCCTGGCTTGCTGAAGAAGTCCATGGAGGAGTTCGATATGGCCGCAGTCACATCTGCCATTCTGGCTGGAGGGTCGATCATCGGCAGAATGATCGGTGAGCGCCGTGCCAGCAAGGTGCAAGAGGACGCAAATCGCCGCGCCGAAGCGACCATGGCGGAGGCGGAAGATTACAATCGGAAGCGAGAACATCAGACGTTTCAGCGTCAGCGCGGTCGGCTCATGGGGTCTGACGAGACGTATCGGAACACGATGGCGCAGCTGGGGATTCCTGGGCTCCCGGATGTCAACATCCCCCAGACGGACCCGTCTGCCTTTACGCCACCTCCGGCGGGGTATTTCCCGGAGCAATATGCCGGGGCTGGCGGGGGGTACGCGAGCGCCAGAGACCTCCAGGCGCGTGGTCCGGCACAACAGCGACCTGGCATCAACGCGAGTACCGGCTACATCGAGGATTTACAGCCTCCTCCACCTCGTCCCCCGCGTGGGCGCATGAGTGACCTGTACACGTAGGAGAGAATAATGGCCCAAAATTGGAGATTTCCTGGCGGGGACGGGTATGGTGGCGACTATAGTGGGTGGGGTGACCCGAACGCACAATACCCAGACGGTGGATGGGGCGGTCCGTATGGGGGTGGGCAGGAACGGAACCCAGGGTACACGCCCACTCCTGGGGGACCACCGCAAGATTTCGCTCCTCTCAGTCCAGAGCAGCAGAAGGATGGAGACCCTGCCGTCTCTGATCAGTACGGATACTGGACGAGGCCGCTGGGAACGGGGTTCACGGGGGCCACGTCGCCGGGGACGTTTGGATCGTTCACGAGCGGCCAGGGCGGCAAGGGCATGATGAATGCGCTGGGTCAATTCGATCCTGGCGCGCAATTTCAGTCTCCTGGCGGAGCCGTGGACTTCCGCGACTTTGAAGCGCCGTCCTGGGAGCAGGCGCAGCAGCGGCCGGGGTATCAGTTCCGTCTCCAGGAGGGACAGCGGGCCTTGGAGAACGCCGCTTCAGCGGGGGGCATGTTGCGGTCGGGCAATACCTGGAAAGACCTGATGAAGTACGGTCAGGAATACGCCACGTCGGAGTACGACAAGGAATACGGGAAAGCGCTGGGCGAGCATCAGATGTCGTACCAGCAGGCGTTGCAGACAGATCGGGACCGGTACGGGCGTGCGCTGGGCGAGTATCAGATGGGATACGGCCAGCGCCAGGATGTGCGCGGGGATGAGATGGCACGCGCGCAGGCTGAAGCGACTATGGCCGAAACGGGCGCCGGACGTGACCTCGCAGCCCAGCGGCTTGGATACGACGCCAGGCGGTCGGAATACAACGATATGTATCAGCGTCAGATGAATGAGTATCTCATGGGACGCGGTGAGTCGAGATGGCAGGACGAGCGTGAGTGGCAGCGGAAAGTGCAGTGGCCTACGGATCAGGGGTGGCAGGCCGAGAACGCTCTGCGCGGGTAACTGACATGGCATACCGATCGAACGTCGGACAGCTGGCAAACCTGATTGCTCAGGGCGGTGCCCAGCGCGCGCAATCTCTCGCGGACCAATGGCAGATGGCTCCGCAGGCGGTGGAAGCGACCATTGGTGGTTTCCAGCGTGAAAAAACTCGCCAGCTGGAGGAGCAGTATCGAGCCAATCAGGATCAGTATTACGAAACGCAGCGGCAGCGCGTAGCACAAGAGATTAAAGCCGGTGAACGCGCCACCGAAGTGAACAATATCGTGCTTGAGCAGCGGAGAAGGCTTGGCGATGACCCTGTAGCAGTCATAGAGTGGGGTATGGGTCAGCCGGATGCTGATGTGTTAGGGGCTGTCGAAGAGTGGGCTGCACGGAAAGAAGAGAACCGTCTGAAGGCACTTGATAATGATACAAGGGAAAGAACGAACCAACTCAGTGTTTTTGCGGGCATAACGAGAGACCTCGACGCCATTGAGAGGTCGAACACTCCGATGGAGAGCTATCAGAAGAAGGTGCAAGGGTTCAAAGATGCATTGATTGAAGTGGGCATTCCTCCAGAGACAGTGAATTTGTTGCTTCCGCAGATGTATGATGCCGATGTCCTGACAGAGACGGCGGACCGTGGACGGACACAAATAGAGAAAGGGATTCGCGCAGATATGCTTGCCGAGTCCATGAAGGCGTGGGGCGGAGGAACGAAGGTACCAGATGATCCTAAGTTAGCGATTGAGTTTCTCGACGCCACTGAAAAGTCTATGTTGTTGGGGTTGCGGGACGTTGATTCTCAGGAGCAACTTGATGATTTTTGGATAAAAGCAAAAGGCGACATTGGCGATGTCACAAGCCGAGAATATCGGCTGATGGACGAGGATGAGAAGCGTGCATACAATCGGCCTCTGTTTCCAGATCAAATAATAGATAAGTATTCGGAGTTCCTGGAGTACTCTCCAGAAAAGTGGGAGGACTTGGAGCGCATGGCGCAGCGTCGGCTTGGAGAGGAAGAAACGACGGGGGCGGAGGTGCGAGCGCTGAATTGTTTGATGGCTGGTGACATGGATTGTTACAACGCGATTATTCGTCACAGGGAGGAGTGGTCCGCAGCGGCTCGGGCGCCAACCGATGGAGATGGTGGGGATGGTAGGGATGGTGACGGTGACCAATCGTCGTACAGTTCAAGGCTCGCATGGCGGCGGGGCCGTAATGCTATTACCAATCGAACATATGCGTCTGATGATTCGATGCCTCCTCCCAATAGATACAATCCCACGACGGAGAAATGGGTCACAGTAAACCCGCGCTGGGCGTCTATTCTTGAGGAATTACAAGCGGAGCAGCGCGCAGATGACCTCGACAAGGAAACGAAAACTCCTGATCTTAAGATGAGCGACCTCCCAGAAGCAGAGTTGCTGGATGCGTTCTATCTGGAGGGTGCGGATGTCGAGGAAGATGACAGGTGGTATAACGCGGATCAGTCGCAGGAGTTGCTGGACGTAATAGATGAAAATCATTTTGGGGCGGCACAAGTGCCCAATAATGATGAGTTGGATAACATGAAGCGGGTGATCTCTGACCTCGCTATAGATGACGACGAGATTTTGGATTCGCTTGGAGACTTTCCTTGGAAGGATGACATTAAAAACAAAGGGCGCTCGGGGAGCCTGAAGAATAGATATCTCTATCGTATTCCTGAAGACTACATCTGGGTTGTGATGGAGGGTTTTACAGATGAATATCTTGAGGATCTGTTCAGTCCGTTTGACGCAGCCGCCATCAGAGCGAGATTTCACCAGCGAGGCGTGGCGAAGTCTGAAGAGCCGTATCGGAATAGACCGTAATGACTCAACGACGCCTCCCCCAGATCCCGAAGAGTAGCCGCGACAGAATTCTTCGTGGGTTGCGTAGCAGTAGGGGTTTTTACGAGCTATCCAGAGAGCGGGAGGCGTCTGACCTCTGGCGCGAGCGTCAACGCGAACGGGAGGAGCGGAACCGGCTCTCTCGTCTGAGTAATCTGCAAGCTCCGACTGAGGCAGAGGAACAGCGCGCGCGCGCGACGCCCCCTGTTCAGCCTCTGGTCTCACCCCCAGCTGCGCCAGTCAGTGCCCAACCAGTCCCCACCATGGGGCAGCTTGATCCACGGCCTCCCCCACGGCCTCCCCCACAGCCTCCCCCAGAACGTGAACGTATGGGGTATTTGAATCCGTTCCGTGGTACCACTCTCCTCGATCGTCGTACGTTGGATGCAGGGTTTGCGAGGGAGCGTCTGCGTCAGGCTGCGCGGGATCGCGAGCGAGGCACCGACGAGGTGATTGGGCCGCTGGGCGCTCCGCTGGAGCCTGGTTCCGATCAGGTGATTGGTCCGCTGGGTGCTCCGATGGACCGGGACGTGCTGCTGAAAGCGGCGACCTGGAGCGACTCTCTCGCGCCTCCTCCTGAACATCTCGATCCGAGTCGAGGGCTCCCCACGGGTTATGTTGAGCCCGGTCGTATTCAGCCTCCCAGTGAACGTCTGGATGATTTGGAAGCGCGAGCGTCGAGTTTGCGATTCAAGGAGAGGTATCAGCCTATTCCCCCAGAGCCCATCCCTGATGAGGCTTCCAAGGTCGAGGACGATCAGATTCGTCGGGCAACGGAGTTGAGTGACCGCATGTTATCGGCTCGCGAATATCTGGAAGAGGCAAGGCGTGCGGCGGCGGAGGCGGAGCAGACCGGGAAGAGAACTGGACCGGCGCGGCGCCTCGTCCGCTCGATTGAACGAGACCTGGAAAAACTGGAGGAGAAGATAGGAGAGGCGACAGTGGTCGCGCCCACGTTCCTGGAGCGGGTGAGAGATAACGGCGTGTCGGCGTTAACGGGTGTGATCGGCATATCAGAGTCCGTAGTAGGGTGGGCTGGTATGTCCCTGGCTATGTCCGATCTCGGTAAAGTTCAGGAGCTTCACGAGAGCTTGCGTGAGGAGAAGGGGTTGCCGCCCAAACCCCGCCGGACGCTCGGAGGGGAGTTGGAGCGTGTTGGGTATGATCCCAGAGGTTGGAAGGAGACTCTCAACACCTTCTATTCGGATCAACGCAAGTATAAGAACAAGAAACTGGAGGAGGCGGAAGGCATTGTTGAGAAGGCCACGGTCGCGCTGACCAATCCTAGCATCGTCTGGCACACCGTCTTGGAGTCACTGCCACCCATGATTGTCGGTGGCGTCATTGGACGCGCCCTGGCTGTGGCCAAATGGCTACGTCCGGCGTGGGCCGGAGCGGCGGGGGAGGGGATTATGTCGGGCGGCTCCACGGCGGAGGCGATTCGTCAGGAGTCCGGCACGCTCGACCCCGCCCAGGCCGCGATCGCCGGAGCCTCCGGTATCGCGACCGGTGGCATTGGCGTACTTGGTGCCAGACTCGCCAGGAGACTCGGGATTGCGGATGTTGAAACGATGATGGCTGGTGCCGTGGCGAACCCGAGAGCCCGCCGCAACCTTGTCGTCGCGCTTATCGCAGGCGGGTGGCAGGAAGGCGTTATGGAGGAGTTTCCCCAGAGCGTTCAGGAGCAGGTCGCCACGAACCACGCGACTGGCAAGCCGTTGTGGGAGGGCGTTGACGAGGCGATTGTCATGGGCGTCTTTGCTGGGTTTTTCATGGGGGCCGGGGGACAGCTTGTTTCCCGTGCGATCTCAGGTGCGCCACCAGATCCCCCTCTTTCTGAATTCGATCTGCTCAATCGCCAGGCGCAAGACTTGACGCGGGGGGGACCACCAGAGCCTTCCGGCGCCCTGAGAGTGCAAGAGGTTGAGCAGGCCCGAGAACTTGGTATTGATGCGGCCCTGGTGGAACGTGCGACACAGAGGAGGGGTGAGATTCGTGTAGATGCCATCAGAGAGGTGCGTAAAGCGCTCCGTGACGCCGCCGCCGCTGAAGAAGAAGCAGGCGCGCGTCCCCTGGATGAAGAGCCCACTACCCCTGAGCCCGCTGCCCCTGAGACTGAAGAGCGAGCCCCTGAAATTGTTCGACTGGAAGATCAGATCGAGCGTTTCAAAGAGGAAGGTGTTTGGGATGACCGCAATAAGACCAGAGACCTTGTCGATTCTCTGGACGACCTCCTGAAGGAAGGTGGGTATCCTCCCTCCAGACCACCCGTTACCGAGGCTGCTCCTGAACCCGCTGCTCCTGAGCCCACTACCCCTGAGCCCGCTGCCCCTGAGAGAGCTATCCATCGTGAGGATTTTGAGACCCTTGAAGAGACGTGGGTGGGGGGCGTTGGAGATTTTGGAGATCCCAATGCCGCACTTGCCGTTCAGAAGGTTCCTGGCTATGAGGAGTATCGGCAAGAGGTTGAGGATGAAGTGCGTCGTGAGCATGGGGATGAGTTTACGGCCTACAGGAATATGAGTCAGGAACGATTTGACACCTGGGTGGATGAGCAAAATCCGATTGGTGTGACCACCTCAGAATCGCTGGCCCGTAATTGGACAAACCTGGCAGCGATGACACAACGCGAAGGCGTCGATGCTGGTCCGCGCGTTGTGGTGCGATTCAGGGTTCGACCTGGGTATGTGGTGATGCGTGGGCATCCAGGAGAGGGTGAGATTGTTATCGATCCCACACAGGTCGAGGTCCGAGACATTGAGGTGATAGAGCGGCAGTCTGAGCCTGGAGCCACCCCTGAACCCACTACCCCTGAGCCCGCTGCTCCTGAGCCTGCTGCTCCTGAGCCTGCTGCTCCTGAGCCCGCTGTCCCACCAGACCCCACTACATTCACAATACCTCAAGAGTTAGGGAGTCCCGATCCCAAGTTCTCAGGGGGCATCCAGATTGCCTGGGCTTCTGATTTAGATAGACTTCTCTATTCCGTTCGCTATGACCGCGCCGCTGACGCCCCTGCCACCTCGACGTACCGCCCCAGAATGAACCTCTTGAGGACGCAGTTTCCAGGCGAGACCGACGATATGATTTGGGATCGGGCCGGGGAACTCAAGGGCCGCATCTTTGAGCAGGGAGAGACTGTTGATGGCGTGCGTCAGTATCCGGTAGTCGAGGGCGGCTTGTGGGCAGGACTATTCGCTGACCCTGCCAAGCCCGCTGCCAAGCCCGCTGCCAAGCCTGTTGCCAAGCCTGCTGCCAAGCCTGCTGCCAAGCCTGCTGCCAAGCCTGCTACTCCTGAGACTAAAGCACCTGTCGAACCTGTCACGCCTGAAGTTACTGACGAGGAGGCGGCGACCCAGGCTGCTGCGACCGAAGCGGAACGGGAGGACACGGCCGCGCGTCTGGCGAGTGAGGAGGAGACTGCACAGACTGAGAGGAAAGAAGGTGTCGGGCCAGCTTTCGATCCAATACCAACGCCGGTCGCGGTTGAACTGGCGCGCATGGTGGGTGAATTGGATCAGTTCCAACACGAGAGCCTTAATATTGCCAGGGACGCGACGGGCGAAACTTTAAGAGGGGAGCCTATTTTAGACGAAACCGGCCAGCCGATCATCATTCCGGCGCAGACGGCAGCGTCGGTGTACTGGGACATCAACGATGCCCATCAAGCTCGGACCGGCAACACAACCCCATACTCGGCCGGAGACCTTGCATCAGCGGTGGACCGGTATCTCCGCATTGGTGATTTGGGGCCGAATCAGAACAGTGTACAGCGCAAGATTGTGATAGCGGCCATTCAAGTGGCATCAGAGGAGGTGGCGGGCCTTCCTACCCGTCAAGTGAATAAAGAGCGCGCGTGGCTGGCTGATGATGGCCGGGATGCGGGTCGTGCGCTCATCGACAGTATGCGGGAGGGGACGGAGGGCGTTGAAGCGGTCGTCTGGCCTCTCACCCCAGAGCAACAGCGCGAGCAGAAGCGAGAGGCGGCAGAGAAGGCAGATCTAGAGGGTGACGCCATTGTTCGCGACGACGACTTCAAAGAGCGCGATCTGATCTTCCCCTCTCTCCAGGCTAGAAAGGAATCTGAACGTGAGAGTTTTAAGAAGGCCACGGCCAAGCTCCGTAAATACCAAGCCAAGCTAAGACAGAGGCTCGCCGCCAGCGTGAAACCAGGGAGGCCGTCTATGTCGGTCTTCCCAGGCGGTGAGCAGCTGGCGATCATGGTGGAAATGGGGGCGAACAAGATTGCTCTGGGGGTGACGCAGTCTACGTGGATTCAGGAGATGGCGGCGGAGACGAAGTATATCCTGACCACGAAGCAGTGGAATCGTATCTGGCTGAAGTCTCGCGACCTCCTCAAAGATGCACTCGGGTTTAGTCGTGAGGCGGTGGCACGGATTGGTGTGTCAATAGAGACCCTGCGAGAAGTCGTCGACCTGGGGCAGATTGAACTCGCTAAATTGTCGCCCTACGAGCGTGTGAAGGGGCTCTTGCATGTGTCGGTGCGGATGCCCTCATACATCAAGGTGGGCCGCGCGCCGGAGCCGAAGCCGTTGGTGGCAAACCTCGCAGCGGCCCTGGCCGCGCCCAAACCGAACGTGGGTGGGAGCTTTGCCGAGAGGGCAGCCAAGCTATTTAAGACAACGTCTCTGCTGACGGACAAGAAAAGGGCTTCTTTGGAGGGCAAGTCTGACGAGGAGGTCTTGAACGCATACGTCGAGTCGATGACCCGGAACATTATTCATTTGTGGAAGTCATTTGATACGACATTGAGGAAGCAGGCACGGCAGTGGTATGACTCGGCGCATACACACGCAAAGGAACTGGCGAAGGAAACCGGTCTCGCGATGGAACAGGTCGCCGCCGTCATTGCGCTGACGTCTCCGAAAGGTGAATGGAACTCAAATCTCGCGATGGCCCGGTATTGGATTGATGTCGTGCTCAGTCTGAACAAAACGCCATCGAAGCGGTTCACGCCGAAACTTTTTGCTCATTACAGGGAGACATTTATTAAGGCGACGAAAGAGCGGGTGAAGAGCGACAGGGCGAAAGGTGTGTCTGAGACGACACTTCGGAAATATCGTGCTATTCGCCAAGGAATATTCGATGAAGATGCAGCCCTGGAGGGGAAACGGTGGAGTGAGCTTCCACAACTAGGACGAGCGAAGATGGGCCGTGCGGTGATGGAACTGAATCCCACGAAGTATCCGATTCACTTCCCTTCGTACGGTCCAAGCGGGAACGTGGTTCCTGGTGTGTATGGTGACGAACTCGCTCACGCTGATACGAAGGCTGGCCTTGGGGCCGGGGAGCTATTGGGTCTCAAGCCAGCTGCGTACGGACCGCTGGCCCGTGCGCTCTCTATCATTGAAGACGGTAGCGACTCCAATATCAATGAACAGCTAGGGGAGACGCCGAAGGTGCGGTCCTTCGCGAATAACATTTTCGATCCCTCCAATCCCAACGCGGTGACGATTGATACGCACGCTGTGGCCGCTGCCTTCATGCAAGCTTTTGGGATAAGCGACCCGGAAGTGACGTGGGCGTTTGGGAAAGGGAAGGGGGCTCCAAGCAGTGATTCGGCTGGATTGGTGGGTGTGAATGCGGTGGTAGCCGAGGCGTACTTCCGTGCGGCAGAAGCACTCAGCACGGCAGCGGACCCGGTGCTGCCTCGTGAGGTGCAGTCGGTGGTTTGGGAGGCGGCACGGTCGCTCTTCACGACGCCCCAGAAGAAGGCCGGATTGGTGAAGAAAACAGGCCACTTGTGGCTGCGGTATGCGCGTGGTAGGATCAGTCGCAATGCCCTCTACAAAGACATCTTTGAAGCCTCAGAAGGATTTTCCACTCCCATTTGGGCTCAAGGCGCCCGGAGAGGTGGTGACCAACGCGCAGTACGTGCGGCGGCTGCTCGCGACAGAGGACGAGTTCAGCGTGCCCCCGAACGGGGACGACCTCGACCAGATACCGATGGGCCTCCCAGGCCCGATGCCGCAGACGATGGAAGAAGTGTTCGCGGACGACGACGAGTAAGCGTACGACCCCCACCTTCTGAGCCCCAATTCAAGATTCTTCTGGATATGCTGATTCGTCTTGAATCAGCTGTCACGGAAAGAATGCGGCAGCCGGGCCGTGTTCTCGATCCCAATATCGTCAGGACGGGGTTGGACCCCAGAGACATTCTTGCCGTCACGGAGTTGGCGACGCTGAAAATCCGCATCGCCGCGCTCAGGGGCAGGGAGATGGGCTTCAAGAGATTCACGAAGGTGATGGAGGGGGAGTTTGGCGAGCGGGTGTCGGACTACCTTGTGGAGATGTATAAGGCCGCCAAGGCCGGGGCTGCCACGATCGTGCAGAAGACCTTGACGGGGTCGCCTCCGTTCTACAAGAAGCTGGTTGAGGTGGCGCGTGGGAGCGGAATGGCTCCAATACCTAACATTGAGTCCTTGATCAGGACGTTTGAAAAAAGCGCTCTCTCCAAGGAGGATATGAAATGGAGCGGCGTGGTGCAGTGGTTGAGGGGACAGCGCCAAGGAACGGTGACGAAAAACGAGGTTCTGGATTACCTCCGGTCGCACGCCCTGGAAGTGGAGGAAGACATCTATGGCGCACCGTCCGAGACGCTGGAATTCAAGGAGACCAAGCTCGTTGGGCAGCGTGCGTTGGATCTGGCCCAGCCGGACCAAGTAATCCCTCTCACGCAACGTCAATATGATACGTGGCGCGCGCTGACGGACGAATCTGATGTGACCATCACCGCAGATGCCCCGGTCCCGAGACCTGGTGGAGGGGTATACCGAAGAGACGATCCTCGCATGGCGGCAGGGCCGGGACGGCAGACGGTCACAGGAAAGGTCAGGCTGACGCGAGGGAACGTCCCGTTCACGAAAGTCCAGCGCAGTCTTCTCGACCAAGACGTGACGGACCTCACCGATCGCCAGATAGCGAGCTTGACGAAGCATGATTACTGGATCGCTGAATTTCCAAGCGCAGGCATCGGCAGAGGAGGTACGACCTTTGAAAGCAAGGAACAGGCTGCGACGTATGTGCAAGAAGAGATGCAACGGAAGGTGCCTCGCGGCAAGCCAGCGAAGTGGCGCCAGTATACGCTGTCAGGGCTTGAGACAGACACTCCGGCGAGTGGGGAGCAGTATCGCAACGTGCTGCTGGTGTTGCCGAGCCGCCTGAAGGCACCAGGGGCTACAGACTTCGTGGAAGATTTTCATTACCCCGGAACCAAGAACGTCATCGCATTCATACGCTTCAACATTCGCAAAACCCGCGACGGGCGCACCGTGTTGTTTGTCGAGGAAATACAATCGGACTGGCATGAGGACGCGCGCAAGGTCCGCACAAAGGAGATCAAGCGGAGACTCAAGGTGGAGAGGGAGCGCTTGGTGGAGGAACATGCAGCCGCCCTGGATGTATTAGCAGCCGGTCCCATTTTTGGCGAGGAAGCCGCAGAGGCGGCCTTCCCCGATGAAATGGGCAGCGCGCTCGTGCCGGGCGACTTTGGTTACCAGAGAGATACGACAGCGACAGCAAAATACACAGTTGCGTATGACCCGGCCCAGCAGAGCTACGTTGTCACGGAGGTGGAGCCCGGTATTCGTGGGGGTGTGCCGTTTCAAGAGACCTGGACGGTTCCAGAAGACACGCTGATCGTCGACCCGACTTCAGACGAGTTGAGCGACATCGCGTTTGAATTAGCTGGAGACTGGTTCGGTCGTCTCACTGAACTTCCGGACGGGGACGTGGAGACGGTAAGGCGCCCACTCCCTGGCAAGCCTGTTTCGGAGATGGTGCGAGGGGAATTAAACACGGAACAGAAAGCGCGCATTCGACAGCGCTTCGCAGCGGCACGCACGAGATTGGTCGCGGCTGAAGAGGAGTTTGAAATTGCAGAGGGTGAAGTCAGAGACATGACGATCGCCGCGCGCAATATCAGTCTTGAGGGACAGCAGCGTCGGGCGATCGATCGGCTGGAACTCTTGTGGATGATGGCGGAGTCTCCAGAGGATCTGCCAGCAGACTTCAGGGAGAAACTGAACAAGGTGTGGCTTCCCGACGATGCCTCGTATGTACGAATTCCAGAATCGGAAGAAGTCACGAATGTTGAGTCGCTTCGTCAAAAAATCTATGATCTTCCAGGAGCGGGACTGAAGGTAGCAGTCACCAAGACGGGGAAACAGATCCTATGGGAGTTTGATCACCCGCTCCAGGAACGTGCCTACACCCAGTGGGTCTCGGAGGCTCTGACAAGTGAATTGGACACGGCGATTGACCAGCTGACCGAATTTGAGGAGATCGCAGGTGTGCCGACCGTGCCTCCGCCAGCGCCCCACCCCGCGCACCCGCCGCACGCAGAGTATTGGATTCATCCGACCGGGCCTATTGAAGAGAGAACGGCTGCTCAATTAACGATACTTTTGGCTGACGACCTTCGCACCTACCAGGATGAAGCACAGGTGCAGGGGGGCGCGCGTCGTGCGTTGATGTCACCGTCGCTGGAACAACTGGCAACTACCGTCACGGAGGTCAGGGGGTTCCGGGCGCAGGCTGCGGCGAAGGCCATCGTGCGTCGTCGGGTCCAGCGCGAGTTGTCTCGCGCGATAGCTGACGATCGGGTTGAACTGGCTGATGCACCGCGTGAATTTGCGGCCGATCGGGTGCCGGATGCGCCGTTCAAGACCAGCTGGGCGGAACTGGGGATGCGTCGGATGCTGCACTTTGCCGCGTCCGAGGGCGTCGATGCGATTGCCTGGACGACCGGCATCCAGCAGGTGGAGCGCTGGGAGAGCCGACTGCGTGAAAAGTTCGACCGGATTACCTGGACGAAAACCCCTGATGGCAAAATTCGCGTGGAGGGGCAACGACATCCGGGGGCGGTGTCGGATGTGACTGGGGGCAGCGTGTGGGTAGGTGGCGAGAGGGTTCTAGCAGAGGGACCGGCTGCTCAATTATGGGAGACAGTTGCTACCAAGAAGTTTTCCAGAGAGATGCTTCCGGATGCCATCGGGCGGGCGATGGCGAATGATGTGCTCACGTCGAAGGAGGAGACAGGCTTTTTTGAGGGAAAGGGTATCCGAATCGACAAGACGGGCATGGCAGAGTTCTACGACAAGATGCTGGTCCGGCTGATGAATAAGTTCGGCAAGCCGTGGCGTTCGACCGTCTCCGACGCCGAGGTGATGACCAAAGACGTACCTTCAGCATGGAGTGAAGAGTATCCCACACGCGGAGAGCCGGAGCCTGCAACGTGGGAAACCGTTCATTCCATGCCGATCACGCCCGAGATGCAAGAGTCGATCATCGCTCTGGGGATGCCCTTTCTCGGGACGGAGAAGGAAGGGACGGGGGCCAAGACGCTGCTGGGCTTTTTTGAAGCCATAGAGAAAGAGCAAACAGTAAAGCTCAAGGCGAAGCTAAAGCAACTCACGGGAGGGACGCAGATCACGGCGGGAGTTGACCTGTCGATTCTGAGTCCGATCGTGACCATCGGGGCTGTCAAGATCGCCAAGCTCGTGATCTCCGGCGTGCATCAGTCATCGGAGTTGTATTCTCGCTGGCGAGATGCCATGGCGAAGGACTTGCCAGGGTTCATGTCTCAGGCCACCGCCAATCTGAAGGAGTTGTTCAACCTGTCGCTGCTGCGCGCGATCAGAACGACCCCCACCCTGGATGTCGAGGGGAAGCGCGTCAGCTACAGTGACGTCGCGCAGGTCGCAGACCTGGCCGAGACCACCGTCGAGGAGCAGGTGAAGGCGTTTGAGGACGGGGGCTTTGAGGTGGTGCGGGACGATCCGCTGCTGCCGGGCGTCGAGATGCCGACCGAGGCGGCAGAGACCAAGGTGGCGGAGGCGCCGTTCGCGCTGACCGGGGAAGCCGCGACACGGACGCCCGTGGAGCCTGGGCTGTTTGAGCAGATGCAGGAGGATGCCGAGGAGACCATGGCGGAGGCCATGAAGCGCCTGGGTGACCCCACGCGCCTGCATGCGTTGGTGGACCCAACGGAGGCGGCGAAAATACTGTTGGCTCTGACTCAGTGGTCTGTCGGCTACTTGGGGGCCAGGTTCCAGGAGACCGGGAAGTATCTGAGCGAGTCCGAATTCATGCAGGTGCTCCGGGAAGAATGGGGAGACCTCTTAGAGCAGTTGTCTGATTACGAGAATGAGATAGCGGCGCTCTACAAGGATGCGCTGGGCAAGGCCACGATGGATCGGCCGAGTGCTGGACCGGCCGTCTCGGAAACACAGACGCTGCTGGATCTGGCCGAGGCACAGCGGACAGGTGAGGACAAGCGGACAGGTGAGGAACAGCGTCGGGAGATGATTCAACCGCTGGAGTTGCCGGAAATGATCAGTCTCGTCAGGGAGCTTCTGGGAAGGCCCGACAAAGAGATCATTGCTATCGTCAAGCGATTGAGGGGGAAGGCGGGGACGCTCGGGACGTTTAGTCCCAAACGACAACGGATCACGCTCCTCGCGGACTTGTTTGAGACAGGAAAAGAGCCGGGACAGGCTATTGAACTGGCGCGGGTGCTGGCGCATGAGATCGGGCACGTCGTGGACTGGCTTGAAGAGGGGCAGTTGAGTCGAGGGAATCTGATAGGCCGTCTCAGGAAATTAAAGAACCACATGAAAGGGACGTTCGTCTCGCAGGAGGGCACGATCATCACGAACGCGGAATTGCGTAAAGAACTGATAGAGTTTTCAGCGAAGTGGCGCCCGTGGCCTGACAATCCTTCGCCCGCGTATAAACGCTACCGGAACAGCGCGGTGGAGTTGTACGCCGATGCAATTTCAGGCATTCTGGTGAATCCGGGGGTGTTTTCCACCTATGCACCGAAGTTCTACAGGCAATTCTTCAAAGAGTTGAAAGCCGCCCCCGAGATAGAGAGAGCCTTTTTTGACATCCAAGCGCTCTTGGGTGGCATCAGAGAGGACATGCTTGACGCGGTCAACATTAACATCGTGAGGGGATACCGGCGCTCGTTTGAGGTGATTATGGAGGCGTCGGAGGCAATGGCGGCTCGTGTCAAGGCCATGCAATGGGACGTCTGGACATGGATGCGCGTGGCGTTTGTCGATAATAATGCCGCAATGATTGACCGTATAGTCAAGACGATGAAGCGGCTGGGGCGCCATGCCGTCTCTGAAGATTTTGATATTCGGCACCTGCTGTCAGCCAGGAGCTATATCGGGAGCATCACCAAGGCGTTCTCGGATGAATACTTTCAGCCGATACTCACAGCCTTGGTCAAGAGTACGTTGAACGACAACAGGTTCGGACACCACGCCTGGGAGGTTTTCGGAATGGCGCTGGAGTTTGAGCGTATGACGGAAGGTGACCGGGGCGGCATTGCCAACCCGCATGGATTGAGTGGAGCGCGTGCCCAGGAACAGTACGACCACATGATCGAGACGTTTCGGCGTGGGCCGGACGGTGAATTTATACCGATGACCAAGGAGGAACAGGTGTTCCTGCGAGAGCAGATTCAGTTGCTCCGCACAGCAGTGAACACCGTCACCGAAAAAGCGCATCAGGCAGGGCTCTACAGCGATGAGATGTATGAGCAAATGATGGCGAACCCGGCGTATGCCACGTTCCGTGTCGTGGAGCACATGGATAAGGCGCTGGATGCGCGGGTCCATCATCAAGTTGGCACCATCCAGGCTGTTGCCAATCCGGCGGATTCCACCATGATGAAGACGCTGTTGGTCTTGCAGGCGGTAGAGCGCCAAAAGATCAAGTCGGCCGGACTGCGGTTTCTGAATAAGTTCTTCGCTGATGAGGTGAAAGCGGCCCCGATCAGCACGGTGAATGGAGTTCCCGTGCCGCAACCTCCGACGTCGCCACTCGACAAGGTGACGTGGGGGCTGGTGAAGTATTACGAGAAGGGCAAGGTCAAGGGCGTCTGGGTGGATCTGTATGTTGCACAATCCCTGAACAATGATTCCATCGGCCATCAAAATGCGGCCATCAAGATCCTTGAAAAGATGAACAATACTTGGTTCCGTCCGATGTTCACGACGGCCAATTTGGGATTCCAGGGATACAACCTCATTCGTGACTTCTTCCGATTCTGGAAGGCCATGTCACACAGGGGACTGCGCGGCGGCAAACGTCGCAGCGTGTCGGTCTTTAAGGCGGTGAGGCTGTACTGGGGCGCCCGCACGGTGGGACGGGTGCGCGCTTATGGGCTCCCCACGGAGGGCCGGAGGCGCGCGTTTGGGCTACTCAAGAAGGGCAAACCGCCCACAGAACGACAGCTGGCAGCATTTGAGGAGTTGCAGGGAAGCTATCAGGGACGCATCCTGTCCGCCACCATGGCGAACATCGGGCGTGGCTTTGAGCCGGGCGCCGGAAACATTCAAGATGCCGAGATGGAACGGTTGCTCAAGCAAGGAGGGATGCTGAGTCCGGAGCCAGAAAAGCGGTCGATTATCCCGCGCGCGATTGTTGGGTATGCGAACTGGGTCTCGTCCATTGGGGACTTTGTTGAGACGTTGCCCAAGGCCGCCGCGATACATCACTTTACGGTAGACCGTAGCATTGCGGACCTGACTGAACAGGAGCGGGCGTTCATTCGGGAGCGCGTGGGGAGTCCGGACTTCCTGGCGGGTGGAACGTGGAAGCCGCTGACGAATAATCTGTTCCTGTTCTCCAACGCCATTATCCAGGGCTGGCGCAGTGACATCAAAACGATGACGGAGTCCGAGACGCGGTCTGGGTATTTGTGGAAGACGGCGCGGATGACGGTATTGCCCAAGGTCATGATGATGGCCGCGACGCTGGGATGGTGGGGCAAGGCTGACGACGACGATGAAGAGATGTGGGACAAGCTCAAGGATGCTGGGTTTTGGGGGACGGTCGGCGCGACGGTGGGTGGTGTGCCGGGCCTGATTGCTGGTGGCATATTTGGGGTTGCGGCAGGTGATATGCGTCCGGTGGATCGCTATAAGAAACAGCTGTCGGATTTCATGCGCTCGGTTCCGGCATACGCCAAAACGAATTTTTTCATCATCCCGATGATGCGAACGGATACGGGAGAGGTGATGCACCTGCGTCTCCCACAGGATGATACGGGTCGCGTGATTGGTGCGATTACGTGGAACATGCTCAGGGGCGGTCTCATGGCAGGGGACATAGAGGTGTGGAAGACGGTGCAGGCCGTGGCGGCCTATACGTCCGGACAGGTTCCCACAGCGATTCCTGTTTTTGGGTTTCTTGCGGATGTGACCGCTGTGCTCAAGGGCGAGAATCCGTACGATCCGTTCCGTCAGCGTGGTGTGTTCAGCCGTGAAGAGATGTTGTTGCAGGAGGGCTACGGACGCTGGAAACGCCTCAAGACATTGATCTCGTATGAATTCCGGCAAATGGGTTTCGGGCAGATCATGAGTAAAGCTCGGTGGTTTAGTAAACCCAGTGAGGGACCGGATGCGCCGGGAGTTTTACAGAGGATCTTTGAGGCGCCCCTCGCGTATAACGTGCTTGGCCGCTTTGTTCGCTTCTCGTCGTACGGCGAGGAAGAGGCGACGGATCGTGAGGCGCAGATAGCGAATGCGCCTGTGGTGGAACGGCGTAACCGCATACGCGATGAAATTACGGTTGCCCTGAAGAACGTCTTGGAGACATCCCTCAACCAACGTGAGGGTGCGATTTTCAACCAGCTAGATGAGGCGATCAGCCGCCTGGAAGAGGAGGCACCGGATCTCTTTTCCGATGGAATGCTAGCGGCACAACGGAATTCCATGGAACGAGCCCTTCGGGAGAGGATAGCCCTCAACACGGGAGAGCATCAGCATTTTTTCAGAGCCTTTGACAGTTTGGCGAGAAATAGCCTCAAGGTTGGGTATTTGCATCGCATGGTGGATGCCGCGAGGAAGCGCGGCACCGAAGAGGAATTCGACGTCTTCTATCGCGCGTTGCAGGGTACCACGCTGCTCTCAGAGGACGTGATGGAGAGTTTTAACAGGCGCCGGAATGAACCATTTGAGAGTATTGGGCGACGGTCCGGAGACCCGCAGCCCTAGCACGGGGAGCACAACATGGCTTATACGGTAATGCCCTCACCGCTGTTCGTCGGGCTCGACAGTTCCGGCGACCCGGTTCCGAGTGGCAAGCTCTACACCTACACGGCGGGCACGACCTCGGCGCTGACGACGTATGCGGATGCGCCGGGCGTGACCGCGAATGCGAATCCGGTGGTGCTCAACGCGGCCGGGATGGCGAAGGTGTACGTGCAGGCACTGAGCTACAAGTTCGTGCTCCACACGTCTGCGGATGTGGAGGTGTATACAGCGGACAACGTGCAGAGCACCGAACTGGCGGCGGTGGTGAAGACCCGGCGCCTCCCGCTGTATGGGACCAACGCCGTGGGTGATAATGCGACGGGGTTTGCGGCCGGGACCACGTCTGACAAGCTGCTGCCCGGATCGGGCGTCGTGACGGTTGATCCGGCTGAATTTTCAGGGCAAACCTGGCGGTTGCGGGGGATGCTGCGCGTGGATGGGACCACGTCCACCCCCACCGTCACCGTCAGCGTGGTAAATTTATCAAGTGGCGACACGACGCCCCTGACCAACGGGACGTTGACGTCCACGAGTCAGGTGGGCGCCATGGAGGTCACCGCCGGGGCGATTACCTGGACCGGCTCGGGGGTCCAGAATTACGGGATCAAGATGTCCAGCAATAATGCGTTGAATTATGCGTTCGCGTGGGGAGTGACCCTGGAATGCGTGGCGTAGGAGATGGGTAAATGGGACGACGTAGCGCGCTGAAGCAGAATCTTCGGATCGACGGCACCCTCGGCGGCAGTGACGTACAGTGGGATCTGGAGTTGTCGGGCACCGGGATGCGGCTCGACGCCACCTCGGTCGTCTACGCCGACACCCCGTATGAGGTGACGGTCAATGACGGGCTCCTGCTGGTCAATGCTGGGGACGGGAACGTCACCATCGACCTCTATACGGCGGGGAGCAATGACGGGGCCGTGGTGACGGTGAAGCGCACGGATGGCAGCACGAACACGGTCACCGTGGACGGGAATGGCGCGGAAACCATTGACGGGCGCCTGACCTGGGCGTTGTCCCAGCAGTATGCGAGCCTGACGATCGTGTCGGATGGGACGAACTGGCTGGTGGTTGGGGGGTCGGTCACGACCGAGACGGTGACGCGCTGCATCGACCAGGACAGCACAGAATCCGAGACTCCAGCAAGTACCGTTGAGACGCTTTTGCGTACCTTTACGGTGCCAGCAGGCACCCTGTTCACCAATGGGGATTATCTCGATGTCTGGTACTTCGGAGAGTACGCCACCACTGGGGGGATTCGCGAATTGAGATTGTCTTTTGGCGGCCATATGTATCTGGATAATGGTGTGAATATCACGGCTCAACTTGAGCAATTTATTGCCCACGGCAGAATCATACGGCTGACAAGCACTACTGTGGATATGAATGGCTTCATTCAGGTGGGAACCACTGGCGGGTCTGGGGAATTCGATGCAGATGTCACAGCGGCAGCGTTCACCGTATCTAACTTGGATACCACGGCTTTGGAGTTGAAGATAACGGGCGAAAATGCGTCGGCAGCTGCTGGTGGTATCACCTACACTGGGAGCGTGATCACGCGCGTGAAGTTTTAAGGAGCGATCGATGACACGAATACTCATATTGTGTGGAGTGCTGCTGGCGCTGGCGTCCAGTGCGGCTGGGCAGCGGGCCGCGACCTTTGAGGATCTCACGGTATCCACAACCTCCGTGGGAATCACCGCGACCACGATCCGGCCTTCCGGACAGGGCTCGCAGAACAACTTCTGTACGCTTTACGTGGATGGCGCGAACCTCCGGTATCGTTTTGACGGGACGGCGCCGACCACCTCGGTGGGTGTGGTTGCGTCCAGTGGGGAGACGATTTCCATAGATAACACGGAGCAAGCGGTGGCGATTCGATTTATCCGGGACGACGCGACTGACGTCTCACTACAAATTCATTGCTGGCGACAGCCAGTGACTGGGTGATTATCATGAAACGGTTTCTCTGTGCATGTATTGGTGTGTTGTTGTGTGTGACATCACTTAGCGCGCAGCTTCCTGACCCAGGCAGGAGGGGTGTCTGGGTGTCTGGCGGTACTGGGTCGTCGAGTGGTGGGCCTGGGGTGTTCTCGACGCTGACGGTGACTGGAAACTCCACGCTGGAGGGTACCGTTCGCTTGTCGAATAATCAGCCTATCGAGTGGGGAGGGACCAACAACTATATCACTGGCAATGAATTAAGCGACTACATGATCTTCGCTACGAACGGATCTGAACGACTGCGGGTCACGGCAGCAGGCGATTTCGGGGTGGGGACATCGATACCTAATTCAAGGTTCCAGATCGTCACTACCGATGTAACAACCGGCACGATCCTGACGGTGGGTCCAACATCAGATACTATGACTAGTGGAACAGTGGCTCGGTTTACTTCAAATGAAACCACTCACACAGGAAATATTGTAGAAATCATTCAAGACTACGCCAGCACAACAGCAATACCCCTGTATGTTAGGCAGGATGGAACAGGGGATATAGTCAATATATTCGATACAACTGTAGAAGTTTTCACTGTGGCGAATGGCGGTTTCATCGGCATCCTGGACTCTAGTCCCTCATACAACCTCGATGTCAACGGCACCTTCCGTGTGACCGGGGCCGCAACCTTCGACACGGTCATCGGGACGGCCAACCTCGGCTCGGGCACCGCTTCCACCACCACCTTTCTGCGTGGTGACAATACCTGGGGAGTGCCGGTAGGCTCTAGCTCCAGCCCTGGTGGCTCCGATACGCAGGTGCAATACAATGACAGCGGAGCGTTTGAGGGGGATGCGGGTCTGACCTACATCGCCTCGACCGATTCTCTCACGGTGGACGGTGGCGGGGTCTTCAATGATGGCAGTAATGCCTTGGATTTCCGCATAGAGTCTGATGACAACGCGACGATGTTCTTCATAAATGGAGCGTCTGATAAAATCGGCCTTGGAACAGACACTCTCCAAGACGCAACTGTCACGATTGGCGATACGGTAACCAATAATGCGTATGTCTGGATTGATGGCAACCACTCATCGGTTACCCTGGATCGGACAAATACCAGTTACGACACTGGGATCAAGTGGGCAACGAACGGAGCGACGGCCAACTTCCGCCTCGGCCAGATGGCAGCAGACGACATTCTCAACGTCTACGTGGACTCTCTGGATAGCGATATATTTACCTGGAAGAATGACGGTAATATCGGGATCAATGATACCACTCCGACCTATAAGCTCGATCTGAATGGTACCTTCCGGGCGACAGGAGCCACCACGTTGGATGGGACGCTTGCTGTCGCAGGAGCCACCACGCTGGATGGGACGCTTGCTGTCGTCGGTGCAGCGGTCTTCAACGACGCTGGAGCCGGTGTTGATTTTCGGGTTGAGGGAGACACCGACCAGAATCTTCTGTTTGTAGATGCGTCCACGGATCGGGTCGGCATCGGTGAAACCGCACCTCTCAGATTACTCACCATCGCAGGAGATACCCTGATTGATAAAGATGGGAATACGGGTGGATCATCTGGGACGACGGGGACAAGTGGGTATCTCTATATTGGATCGCATACTGGATCGTCAAATAATAACAATACTGATACTAGTGTTTTCTTTAATGTAAACACATCGACGAAGTGGGCTGTCGGCATGAAGGGGCAGATAGGTAATGCAACGGAGGACTTGGAAATATGGAATGCTGGCTCGGGGATGGGCGTGGCCGCTGTGTTCTATGGCCTTACAAACAATGTCGTGTTCAACGAGGGGGGCATAGACGCGGACTTCCGTATCGAGTCGGATTCAAACTCTGCTGCTGTGTTTGTTCATGGCGCAGATGGCAACGTCGGCATCAATGAAAACGTACCCACGGACCGTCTCCATGTGAATGGCACGTTTCGGGCCACGGGCGCTATAACGGCAGAGCTTGCCTTCACCGTATTAAATGGGGCATCAGTATTTAATGAGAACGGCAATGATAACAACTTCCGCATTGAGGGAAACACTGAATCGGGTATGTTCATCGTGGACGCGGGTGAGGATGCTGTCTTAATCAACACTTCTTCCACTGCTTCGATGCCCGGACCAACAGTTTTAAGAGTGGCACATCTCAATGCCAACACAACGATCAATGGTGGCGACAATCAAGCCGTACAGATCCTGAATACCAACACAACGAACGATAATTATAGTTTCCTCTCCTTTATTACGCAGGATACAAACGGGCTTATAACTGATCGCGGCCCATTCATCGGCACGCAATGGACGAGCCACGGGGTGGGCACGGTTGCTGGGGCACTAGTTATGGGCTACGCACCGCCAATGGTTGAGGGACTACGGATCGATTCCACGGGAGTCATTATCAATGATCCCAGTGCGAATATAGACTTTAGGGTGGAGTCCAATGCGAATGGTGCAATGCTCTTCGTGGACGGGGGGGAGAATCGGGTCGGCATCGGTACGGCGACTCCAGTAGATACGCTGACGGTTTCGGACACCAATGCCTATGTCGGGGTGGACGGAAGCAACCACGCGAACATTGCCCTCGACCGTGGGAGTACCAGCTATGACGCAAACGTCCATTGGCGTACAGCGGACTCTCTCAAATGGCGTATCGGGATGATGGGGGCGGATGCTTATCTCAATGTCCACGATCAGGCGAACGAGTCCGATGTAATGACCTGGGAAACGGGAGGCAACGTCGGGATAAATGATACCACCCCGACCTATAAGCTCGATCTGAATGGCACGTTTCGGGCCACTGGAGCCGTCACGCTGGATTCTACGTTAACGGCCACGGGTGGAATAGATGCAGGAGCCGGGGCTGCGTGGAATGTGGGTATCTTTAGTCGAGTCATTGATGCAACTGATGTGTCGAATGGTTTCGTCAGGATGACTACAACGATTGACTCGTCTGACGTGAGAGGGTCTTCGTTTATATACTATGACACCAGTGTGTCTATAGCATATCCATGTAGTGGGCGAGACCACAGTCCCGAATACTGTGGGGCCGCGACGATTACCGACAACCAGATCCAAATGGATGACGCGACGCTGTCTTTTGTTGCGGGTGACACCGTTTGGGTGACCCTGTATTATAACTAAGGCACTGATGATGACGGTAACATACAAGCTCGCCTTCTACGTGTTGCTGGTGGTTCTCGGTCTTCTCTGGCTGGGGTCGGTGGAGTATCGCGTCCGGCAAGTCCAGGGGGCGCAGGAGCCACCCGTGACAGCGGCGATGGAGTGGCTTTTCCAGGGCACCAACATCCGGACGCCGGAGGGCAACGCCCTCACCCGCGCGATGATGCTGGATAATTTGCTGAACGAGAGTGTGGTAGGGGACGCCCAGGAGCCGGTTGACCCAGAGCCGTGATCCCTGACTTTTTGTATCTCGCCGTTCGTGGATTTCTCCTCGTCGGCCTCGTCTCCTGGCAGACCCGAAACCTTCAGTACGGGAGCGCGTGGCGTATCTGCTGGGGTGCTTTTGTGCTCGCGTGCTGCTGGTATGGGAACGTCCTGGCGACCGTCGAGCAGGTGCCGTGGGGCTGGTTGCCCTACGCCAGTGGCAGCGCGCTGGGTGCGGTGACGGGCTGGCGCCTTTCTCGGATTAAGTTCGTGTGGCGATCGAAGCGGTAAAGATGTCTCTCTCCCGGATTCCTCTCTCCAGACTGCAAGACCTCCTGATCGCGCACGAAGGGCTCAGGAAAAAACCCTACGACGACCAGACCGGCCGCGCGCTCAAGCGTGGCACTCGCCTGCGAGGCAAGCTCACCATCGGCGTCGGCCGGAACCTGACCGACCGGGGATTGTCGCGCACCGAGATCATGATCTTGTTCGACCGCGACATCACCATCGCCCGCTCCGGCGCGAAAGTCTACCAGTACTTTGCCGACCTGAATGAGCCGCGCCAAGCGGTGTGCATCTCGATGGTTTTCAACTGCGGGGTGGTGGGCTGGAGTTCGTTCAAGCGTACGCATGAGGCGCTCCGCCTCGGTGACTTTGAAGAGGCCAGCATCGAACTGCTGGATTCAAAATACGCCACCACGGTGGGCGACCGTGCGCTCCAGCTGGCCGAGATCCTCCGCACCGGAGAGTGGCCGTCGTAGGACGTTTACACACCCAGTGTGAAACAGTTCGTTTTTCACGTTGACAACGGCTGGGGGTTTCCTGTACCCTGGTCTCCGTCATGTTGAATCGCCCACTCACGAAGATACATCTCGCCAGCCTGCGACGGCAAAAAAAGGGGAACCGGTTAGCGCTTGCCCTGAAGCTCGTCGGGATCTCGCAAGACGAACTGTCGTACGAATTGCGGATCGCGCGGAGCTACATCAGCGATGTGGCTGGCAATCGCTACCGCACCATCACTGTTGAGAACGCGCACCGGTTCGCGGCTTTTTTTGAGGTTGCGATTGCGGATTTGTTTCCGCCGTTGACAGACATCGAGTTGAGTCCGAAGAAGAGACTAAAGAGGAAGGTGGCATAGTGAAGCACAGCGACAGCATCACGAAGCTGGCGGCGGCGCGGGTGAAGGCGCAGGAAGGCTTTCCCCTGGCCCAGGCCGACCAGAAAAACGATCACTTCGGAAATGAGTTCGCTGGCCTGTCGTCCTTGCAGCGCTCCGCGCTCGCGCATCTCGCCAAGCACGGTCTGACCGTGATTCAGGCGCCGTCGACGGACCCGGAGAACGGACACCTTGTGATGGAGACGATGCTGCTCCACGAGTCGGGCGAGTTTCTGTCGAGTGAGATTGCGCTGAAGCCAGAGCGGCCCGGTTCCCAAGCGATCTCGTCCTGCTCCACCTACGGCCAGCGCCTCGGGCTACGAGCGATGGTGCAGATCATTGTGGGTGACGAGATCGATGGCGGCGTTAGTGATCATGTTGACGATGACGCGGAAGCGGCCGACCACGGTCCCGCCAAGCCGGTGCCCGTCACGAAGCGCGCCCGGAAGAAGACCCGCAAGGACTTCGACTCCTTTGAGACGTATCGTGAATACGCCTTCGGTGAGATGCATTTCTCCGACAACGAGAAAAGACACTTCATTGACGAACACGGCCAGCTGGCCGAAAGCGACCAGCGCGATGCCCTGAAAGCCATCTTCACACAGAATCTGAAGCGGGCGGCTGCCATCAAGCCCGCGACCACGCACGGAATGACCGAGCCACAGCCAAAGCGGAACACTCGAAAGGTAAAGATAGATAATGAGTCGGCTCTCTTCGGTGGGTGATCAGCAGACTCCTCGTACGGCGTGGGGTGCGTCCCTCGATCCAGCGATCGACTTCGTCGCGCAAGACCACACCTACTGGTTCAAACAGGACGGCCGTCAAGCCCTGGGCGTCAACGAGACGCTGCACCTCGCCGGGCTCGTGGACACGAAATGGTTCAACGAGCGTGCGAGGGTGCGCGGCACCTATTTTCATCGCGCGGCAGCGCTGCACGACCTGGGCCAGCTGGACGAGCAGACGGTCGACGGAACCATCAAGCCCTACCTGGACTCCTACCGCCGCTTTCTGGATGACTGCACGCCCGTTTACACGCGGGTGGAAGCCATCTTTGCCGATGACGTCAGCGATGTGGCCGGAACCATCGACCGCGTCGGGACCATCACGGTCAAGGGCGTCCCGCAGGACGCGATCATCGACCTGAAGACCGGGCGCGGGGGCCAAGCTCCCTGGCACGCAATCCAGCTGGCCGGGTATCACCACCTACTGACCCAGTACCTCGCCCGGCGTGATGCCGCCGCTGATGCCGTGAAGATCAAGCGCTACGGGCTTTACCTGCGTGAGAACGGGAATTACACATTAACCCCCTACGTAAACCCCATGGATGCGGGCGTTTTCACCTCCGCACTCACCGTCGCGCACTGGATCAGGCAGTGCGGCGGGAGGGAACGATAGGGGTATTTGGGAGCGTTTACACGCTCTCAATGGAAGGAGCACATGACCGACGTGACCGACGTGACCGACATGACCGCCCTGATCGCCTTAGATACGGGAGAGGTGGTCGCGGAGAACACGCACATCCATGCTCAGACATTGACGGTGGTGGAGCAGGTGACCGCCCTTTCGATCTTGTCGCAGCGGGACTACGGGCAGGCGATTGAGTTTCTCCGGGCCATCAAGGCGATCCGCAAGCGGGTGGAGGACGCCTACGGACCCATGGTCACCCAGGCCCATCGCGCGCACAAGGAAGCGGTGGCCGTCAGGAAACGACAGGATGACCCGCTAGTAACATCGGAGCACCTCCTGAAAGGCAAGATCGCCGCGTGGCGGGAGAAGCAGGAGACCGAGGAACGGGCGGCGCAGGTCACCCGAGAACGGCAGGCACGCGAGACTGTTGAAGCGGTGCGCGCGTCACAGGTCGAGGTGCTGCGGGCCAGCGGAGAAAGCGCGCAAGCGGATGCACTCTCCCGCGAGCCGTTGACGCTGCCGCCGGTCGTGCTGCGTGACTCGGTGCCGGAGGTGGACGGGCTCCAGTACCGGACCCGGTGGGTCGCGACGGTGACGGACATGAATGCGTTGATTCAGCAATGCGCGCTGGAGCCGAAGTGGCAGCGCGTGTTGTCGGTGAACAAGGCTGAACTGAAGAAGCTTGCCACGGCGCTCCGGGACAATCTGGATCTGGCGGGCGTTACGGTTAAGTCCACAAAGGATGTCGCGGTCGTCGCGACGAGAAAGGACAACGAAGAATGGGGTGTTTGAATCAGGTCACGTTGATTGGCAACCTCGGTGCCGATGCCGAGATCAAGAACATCAAGGGGAGCCCGCTGGCGACCTTCTCGCTGGCGACGACGGAGCGCTTCAAGAATCGGGCCGGAGAGCAGGAGGAAAAGACCGACTGGCACCGCTGTAATTTCTGGGGGAAAGGCGTCGATGCCATCGGCCAATACCTGCTGAAGGGCACCCAGCTGTCGGTGATCGGCTCCATCCACACGCGCACCTACGAGAAGGACGGCGAGAAGCGCTACATGACCGAGATTCGGGTCTACCGCATCGTGCTGCTGGGCAAGCCCGTCCCCAAGAATACGCCTCCATCGCCTTTGGAAGATGACATCCCCTTCTAAACGTCCGCCCATGAAGCGTCTGTATCTCATTCGGGGACTGCCAGGGAGCGGCAAGAGCACGCTGGCCCGCGCGCTCGTTGAAACGGCCTACGATGGCCGGGTCTGCGAGGCGGACGACTACTTCATCACGGCCGATGGGGACTACACGTTCAACGCGGACCTCCTGAAGGACGCCCACTATTACTGCCAGAAGCGGGCCGAGCACGCGATGGCTTTCGAGTTGCCCATCATCGCCGTGTCGAACACCTTCACGCAGGAGTGGGAGTACGCACCGTATCGCAAATTGGCCGAGACACATGGTTACACCGTGACGATCATTGAGTGTCATGGGGACCACGGCTCGTGCCACGAAGTGCCGAATGGCACCCTCACGTCCATGCGTGCTCGGTGGCAACCTACCGCATGACATCAGGAGAATCGCCGTGGCGCGCGGACGCATGATCAGCATTACCCTCGGTACCTCCCAGCGATTCGCGAAGCTGGGCGAGCACAAACAGCTGGGCGAGTTCGCGCAGTGCCTGTTCCCGCTGATCGTCAGTTGGTGCGACGACTTCGGGAAATTTAGCGGAGACGCCTTCACCATCAAGCACCGGGTTTGGCCGACGTCGAAGCGCAGTGAGGATGCGTTCGACATGGCGATCGACCTGATGGTGTCAGCTGGGCTGATGTACCGCTACCTGTCTGAAGACAAGCAGGTGATTCAGATCGTCCAGTTCTCGACGCACCAGCAGGGCTTGCACAAGCGTACGAAGAGCAAGTTCCCGGACGCCCCGAATGGGGTGCTCCCGCCCGAGGCAGAGCCGGATGAGATGGATGTCCGGGCCACGCAGCTGGTGGAAGCCTATCCGGCGCAGCACCTGGAGACACTCGGGCAGCCCTACGTCCAGAGCAACAGACAGCGGGGCAAAGACCTGGAGGCCGCACGCGCGTTGTGCGTGGCCTACAATCGCGCTGCTCTCAGCCAGATTGTGCAGATGTATCTGGCGATCGATGCGGACCACCCGAAAGCCAAGCTGATCGCGGCCGGGCAGCGCACGCTGCCAAAGCTCGTCACCATGGCCGGAAGTTTCGCCACCGCGCTCAAGGTCACTGGGCGCCCAACCACGGAGGAATGAGGAATGGGATGGATGTCGGACGCAGAAACCCTGGAACCGATCCAGCGATTGACGCGGGATCTCAAAAAGGCAGCAGCTGGGGGTGAGGGTACGACGCCCATGTCGCTGGGAGAGGTACGCTTCCTGGTCGACGCCTACTACACGCAGCAGGACAACCGGAAGCGCACGGACAGCCAGGTGAAGGCGCTGACCGCGTTCGGGGAGCCGCACGAAGTGATCGCGTGGCTGTTTGCGAACACGGATTTGCTGGAGCGCAACATCAAGAACGCGCTCGACGCCTACTCGTCGTGCGACTTCATGGGACGGTGGTCCCGGAGCATCATGGGCATCGGGCCGGTGATCAGCGCTGGGTTGAGCGCGCACATCGACATCAAGAAGGCGCCCACGGTGGGCCACATCTGGCGGTTCGCGGGGCTCGACCCCACCACCGAATGGAAGAAGGGCAAGAAGCGTCCCTGGAATGCGGCACTCAAGGTCTTGTGCTGGAAGATTGGCGAGTCGTTCGTGAAGGTGCATAACAACGAGCACGACGTCTACGGCCACCTGTATGCCGATCGGAAGGCCAAGGAAGAGGCGAAGAACGAGAACGGCGACTTTGCGGATCAGGCCGCTGCCAAGCTGGAGCGGTTCAAGATCGGCAAGACCACCGACGCCTACAAAGCCTACAGCACGGGGATTTTGCCGAAGGGCCACATCCATGCGCGAGCGAAGCGCTGGGCCGTCAAGCTGTTCCTGGCGCACTGGCACGCGGTCGCGTACCGCCACGAGTTCGGCACGAACGCACCGAAGCCGTACGTGCTGGAACACCTGGGACACACGCACGCCGTCCAGGTGCCGAATTGGCCGTTCTAGCAGCCACTCTTGATTGAGCGCACCAAAGAAGGCGAGCGGCAGCCAACTCAGGAGAGAGCACCATGCAACCAGAGCGGAAGCCAAACAAGGAGAGAGCACCATCACGACTGAGCGCCAGCCAGTCAGGAAGAGAGCACCAAGTTGGTTAAGCGAGCCAAGCAGAGAGAGAGCACCATGAGACACGAGCGCTGGGGGATCGTATGAGCCTGGGTCCGCTTGCCGCGCCTGTCGTCGCGCTCGTGGGGCTGATGGTCGGCCTCTGGTGGCCCTCGATGATTGCCACCGCGCTCGCCGTCTTGTGCGGCTATGCAGCTGGGTTGCTCGCCGCTCGATTCGATGTCCGGGTGGAGCGGAGCTAGGATGCAGACATCAGGATCAGGGCCGCACGAATACCCGATTGACGCCTCGGCAAAGGCCGATGTTCCGGTCGAGACGGACGTCCGCTTGTGTCGGCAGGAGCGGCAAGTGCTTGACCTGCTTCTGGCCTGCGATGAAGTGAGCAATGTGCAACTCGCGCAGATCAGCCTCAAGTACTTCTCCAAGATATCGACCTTGCGCTCTGCGGGGTACGATGTCCAACTACGCCGCGAGAACGGCGAGACGGGCGTGGCGTGGTACCACTTGGCGTCGCCCGTGCCAAAATTGCGGACGTACCGGGTGCCGGTCGAGTTGCGCGTGCCAGGATTTCAGGCGAAGCGGTTGACGCTCACCGTGAAGGCGATCTCACCACGGTCGGCACGGTATCGTGCGTGGCGGGCCGTGAAAGTCATCGCGCTCAGTGCGCCGACAGAAGTCCTCCCGGTCGCACCCGTCATCGAGGGGAAGTTGTTCTAGGGTGATGAGCGCAGCCACACGTAGTGAGCGTACCAATATCCGTGAGCGAGCCACACAATGTGAGCGTACCATGCCCTATGAGCGCCAGCCATATCGACAGAGAGCACCATGCTAACAGAGCGTTTAGACAGCCAGGTGAAGCGAGAGCACCAATGAGATGGAGCGTTTAGCCAGCCATATCTACCGAGAGCACCATAGAGGCGGAGCGTTTAGCCAAAGAAGCTGAGAGTGCCATTGTGATCGAGCGCCTGACGACAAGGTCTATCACGGTGCAGTTGACGGGACGACCACGCGGGGCCGTCCACTGGATTGATGGCGTCTCGATTCTCCGGGCCTACAGCAATCCGTATCATGTGGGGGGCTACTGGATTTCGCGCTGTGGACGCAGCGCTCACTTCACCCCCATCTTGCACCGCGATGCGAACGGCGCCCCCTGGTGCCGGACCTGCCGGGGGTTGCCCCGGAGTAGACTGTCTGCCATCCAGCGAGACCTGTTCGGCGGTCACTGGGTGCCAAGCAACGCGAGCCACGCAGAGGGAGAGCACCAATGGGATGGAGCGAGCCAGACAGCCAGGAGAGCACCAAGGGGCGTGAGCGGCAGCCACACACTGTGAGAGCATCACTTGACGTGAGCGAGCCACAATTCCCGAGCGTACCAAGCTGCACGAGCGAGCCAGTCCGAAAGAGGACGTACAAGGTTCCGACTGGCCTGGGGTACAAACCAGGCGTGTTTCCACGTAGCGAAACACAAACTTATCGCGAAGGAACCGAAGGAACCAAAGACCATGAGCGCCAGCCACGAGTCATGAGAGCACCAAGCAGTAGGAGCGCCAGCCACGAGTCATGAGAGCACCAAGTCATAGGAGCGCCAGCCACAGACCATGAGGGCACCAAAAACCTTGAGCGTGTATGACTGACACTATTCCCCACTCGCTGGAAGCCGAGAAAGCCCTGCTGGGGGCGGTCCTGATTACCCCGGCGGTCGTCGGGCCACTCCTGGAGGCACTGGCCCCGGAGGATTTCTACCGGGACGCGCACCGCATGTTGTGGGACGTGTTCCGGGTGCTCCACACGGGCGGTCGGCAAATCGATCTCGTCTCCATCCGTGCCGAACTGGACCGGTCCAACGACTTCGACCGTGTCGGTGGCGCCAGCTACATCACCGCGCTGACCGATGGCGTGCCGCGCTCCACCGACGCGGATCACTACAGCCGCATCGTGATGGAAATGTCGGACCGGCGCCGTCTCCAGGCGATCTGCCGGGATGGCGTGAAGGGCGCGATCGAGGAAGCGAGTCCCTCCGAATTCGCGACGGGGATCGTCCAGCAACTCAGCGAAGCCGTGCGCGGGCATCGCGGGCGCAGCGTCACGCTGGCGGCGAGCCTTCAGGAACTGCTGGTCGCGCTCGATGACCCGCCCCGCGTCTGTCCCACAGGGCTCCGGTCGCTGGATGCGCTGGGGGCCGGGTTCAGACCTGGAGAACTGACCCTCCTGAGTGGTCGACCCTCGGCGGGCAAGACCGCTCTCGCCCTCGCGATGGCTCGCACGGTGGCGATGGCAGGCACCAAGGTCTGGTTCGCGTCGCTGGAGATGCGCCACGTCTCACTGTCGATGCGGCTGCTGGCGGCTGAGAGCAACGTGGAATTCCTGAAGCTGCGGAGCAGCGCGCAGCTGACCTCGACAGAGTATGCTCGGCTCGTGGACGGGGTCGACCGCCTGTCCGCGCTCCCCGTCGAACTCGACGACAGCCCAGGCATGGGGCTCAACGACCTGCGCCGGATGATCGTCGGCAAAGATGGGCTCCTGGTGGTGGATTATCTTCAGCTGCTGCGTCCGCCTGCCGAGACCCGTGCCTATGGGAACCGGGTCCAGGAGGTGGGCGCTTTGAGTCGCGGGTTGAAGGCCATCGCGCATGACTGTGGGGTCTCGGTCCTGGCGCTGTCGCAACTGTCGCGCGCGGTCGAGGGACGCGGCCGGAAAGCGGAGCCCGTCCTGGCCGACTTGCGAGATTCGGGTGAATTGGAACAAGATGCAGACGTGGTGATGATCATCTTCCCGAAGGGTGAACTCTCGGTGCTGAAGATCGCGAAGAATCGCAATGGCCCGACCGGGCGCGTGCTGCTCGACTTCGATGGGTCGAAACAGCGGTTCCGGCAGTGCGACGAGGCACCGCCCGAGACGGACCCGGTGAAGCGAGCGGCACAGGACTGGTGAACGTGCTCTTCCATGGACGGACGGACCGCAACCAGCTGGAAATCATGCGCGCCCTGCGCGCGGCCGGGGCCAGCTGTACGTCGCTGGCCGACGTCGGCAAGGGCGTTCCGGACCTGCTGGTCGGCATCCCGACCGCCGCTGGCGGTGAGACCCATCTCGTGGAAGTGAAGGACGGGGCCAAGACCGTGAGTCGGCAAGCCCTCACCCCGGCCCAGGAGCGGTTCATCACCGGGTGGCTGGGGTCGCCTGTGATCATCTTGATGAGCGTCGACCACGCCGTGATGTGGGTCAAGCGCATCCGGGCAGGAGACAGCACATGATGGGAGGCGTGGTCATGCTGGCGGTGGCCCTCCTCGGCGTCTGCGTTGGCATGTATGTGGAACGCACACCAAAACGTGCCGTGGTGCAGCGATTTGTGCAGCTGGATGATCGCCAGTGGAAACGCTGGGAAGCCTACCGTCAGCTGCTCGGTGTCCTTGAAAGTGGACAGAAGCGGAAGTTCAGGTTGTCGAGGAATGCTAAACTGAAGTCATGAGAATTCTTGTCAGCCTCCTGGTGACGTCTGGGGCGACCGGCGGGGTCTTCGTTGCCCGTCTCGGTCGCGGCCCCTGTGGAGCCCGTGGTGGTCTCTGAGGCCACCTTTCCCGGTGGGCGTCGAAGTCCAGGACTGCATTTGGAGAGTAGGATCATGTCCATCGTATATCGAAACGGAAGACTCAACGCCGGGCATTCGGTTGGCGCCATCGCGGTAATGGCCGCACTCGGGCTCATCGGAGCCGAGATGTCTGAACTCACCTCGTGGGGTGAGGTGACCCCCGCATTCATCGGAGAAATGGTACTTCAGCTGGCCCCCGTGGTCGCCGCGTTCGTGGGCGGCACGATGGCGGTGAACAGGTAACGCATGACCATCGTACGCACGACCAAGAAAGGCAAGCGCCACTATCAGGTCCGGTCCGAGAGCGGCAAGAACCTTGGTGGCGGGTCGACGCGCAAGGCCGCCCAGAAGCGGCTGGCGCAGGTCGAGTACTTCAAGCACAAAGGAAAAAAGCGCTAAATTCAAGCGCGTGTAAACGACGTCAACAAGACGGATCACTCCCTTTATGATCACACGATTCTTTCGCTGGCTGGTGTCGCTGTTTGGGGGGAAGACTGAGCCGGTGCGGCCAGTCCCTGTGTATATCGTGCCGTCGCCGGAAGTCATGGCTGACGTCGTGACGAACGTCGTGGAAGTGGTGCGCGGGCGCGGGACGCTCAACGCAAACTTCCTGGCCTTCGGTCCGGACTGGGAAATGGCCGACGATCGGGACGCTGATTGTGGGTTGTTTTACTACAGGTGGGATGACGAGAAGCGTGCCCGGTTCCGGGCGGCATACCTCGCGGGTGGCTATACCGACCTCCCGTTTTGTGTGATGCCGGGAGGGAATGGATTGCCGACTACGAAGGAAGCTGCCCTCGACCTCGCACTCCGCTTTGAGGACGAGCTACATCAGGACGGGATGCGCTGGCTGCACATGCTGATCACCAACCGGGGCGACAGTCCCATGAGCTACGGCGAGTCGGTGGCCTGGGCGGAATACATCATCCCGCGCACGAACGCGGATTTTATCTGTACGGGGTGGGAGTTCCCGGACCCCACGCGGGGCGCGGGCTATGCGGGCGCAGACGGCATCGAGTGGGGGTGGTCGGGCGACTGCTGGAAGTTGCTGGATTTTCTCTCGGTGCTGCGTGACCTGGCTCCCACGACCCCGCTGGATCTCCACTTTCGACCCGGATGGTGGGCAGGCGCCGGGCCACATGACACTGACGACCACACATTGTGGCGCGAAGGGCGAGACCGGGGGCTCACCTTTGGACTGCTCTACCAGCCACGCCTCGATGAGGTGACAGCGGACCATCCAGACCCCAATGACGGCGCGGCCTTCTGGGCGTTTGAATACCCGTGGAGCGATGTGGATCTGCCGGGCATCGCGGGGCGGGTCAGGCACTATATGGGGGATGGGGCGTTCAGGTATTTCGAGGTGGCGCGGCATCAATCCACCTGGGACGTCCGGATGGACCGCTACAACGCGTACGAGGATACGTCTGGAGGGCAGGGCTAGATGGACATCGACACGCGGGACACGGCCCTCCAGCTACGTGGCGTGGAACGTGCCCTGGAGGACGTCCAGGCGGACCGGGATCGGATTCTGACGGCCCTGACGGCCTCGCGCCGGGAGGCGGAAGAGTACCGCATGGCGCTGGCCGAGGTCCGGACAGTGCTCGACCGTGTGCTTTCCCTCCAGATTGCCCGCTTGACGGGCTAGTGGACGGTGCCGCTCTCGGTGTCGAACATCCACTTGTCGAGTTCCTTGTATTCTTTCATCAAGAGCACAAAGAAATCCTCGTGCTCGTCTTCCGGCACATCTGCGAGTCGTAAGAGAAACATCGAGACCAGCCCGCAGGATAGCGCGCACATGCGCGGGTTCTTCAGTTCCTCCGCCTTGATGCTCTTGATCAGACGTGCCCCGAGACGCGCAATCTGACCCGCGACCCGTGCTTCGGTCTCGTAGTCCGACTCCCCGTCCAACGAGGCCAAGTGCTCGGCCACCTCTTCAGGCGTCTTGAACAGGACTATCTTCTTGGATCTCTTTTTCTTCGCCATGTCGTTCTCCTGCCGCCAGTCTACCTGACGCTTCAGTTTCAGTTCAGTTCTTTTCTCTTCTCTTCAGCGGGAATCTCCGGGAAGTTCCCGGACATTCCGTGAAGTTCCAGGAATTTCCTGCGTCCACATTCTTTGCAGGAATTTGGTCCGGCGATTGGTGGCGCACCGGTCGAGCTTGTGCCATACGTAGGACCGACTCCAGTAATGCACACCACCCCATGTGGACACAGATGTCGCACACGTTGCTTGCCACCACCGTTGTTCTGGATGGCATACTTCACGGAGATCATCCGTCCACACACCATGCAAGCCCGCTTCACTTTACTCATCTGTAGGGGTAGACCTCCCTGGTGAATTCGATCGTCACGTCGGACTCCCCCGCGTAGCGGTCCAGGAGTCGCTGGGTGGCCCGCTGCACGACGGCCGGGTGCGCGCCGCTGTAGTCGGAGTCGTTCTCGGAGGCGCGCGCCATCACTGGCACCGTGTGGATGTTTCCACGGTCCCCCACGCTGACGCTAAATCTGAGCCAGTGCAACATCGCTCCCCCTCGTTCTCGTTCGTCTCATCGTGAGTGCCATTCTGGACTTCACGTCTACTAAGCAGTATAGCATACGTGTCAAGACCGTGCAATCACGTCTGGTTTGCTGGCCGTAGGTTCAGTCTGTGCATTCCGGTGGCCGTAGGTTCAGTCGATCCGGTGGCCGTAGGTTCAGTGCCCTGGCAGGCGCGGTAGGTAATTGTGCGCGGATTAGGTGTAGCGCCTCGCGTCGCGTGTAAACGCTCTGGCTGTAGGTTTGGGAAGAGGGGGGCTGGGGATTGATCCAGCGTCTCTGAGGGCGTCAGCCCTCCACCCCACGAAACCGGCCAGGTGATCACCCTGTAAGGCTCGCTGGTGTCAGGGGCGACGCCCGGCAGCGCGGAAGTGATCAACCCCCGTCTGTCCGGTTGTCGCCTGCTGAAGCGCACATCGGTCTGTGCTACCCCCCCACAAACTTGCGAAAGAAACGAAAGATCCTCCTGAAAGGCCCGAAATGGCACCTGGAAGGCCAGAAATGGCACCTCCCTGCATAAGATCCTGCCTGGACTTGGGACCAGGCGTTGCGGGTTAATGCGGCCACGGGGGCCGCACCCCTCACCTCAGAGTATCTTCCAGGAGCCGGTGCCCCGGCGATATCGGAGTTCGACACACCCGGCGTTCGGTCGGCAGAAGTCGTCCATGGGGTGGAAGTCTTCCTCCTGCATCCGCCCCTCGTAGTACAACTCCCCGTCCCCGTCGTATGCGCGGAACTCCACCGGCAGCGTCTCGCCGTCGAGGTAGCCCCGCGAGGCGACGCCGACCGCGTTGCTGTTGGTGCGCGGCTTCGCACCCGGTGCTGCGACGTGATCTGCCGTGATGACCCAGTGATTACTCATCGCCAGTCCTCCTCGGGTACCACGATCCGTTCGACCGTGCGGCCGACCTTCCCGTAGGTGTCGCAGCGCATCACCACATGCGCCATGCGGGCCTTGTAGCGTCTGACCGCCTCGACCATGACCCGCAGTTGAGCGTCGACCTCGCGCTTGGTCCCCCGTCGCGGGGAGACGATGTGCGACCCGCCCGCGCAGGCGATCTGGACTCCGCCGTTGGCCCAGTCGAGACTGTAGTCTCCACCGGACGCGCTGTTGAGCCAGTCAATCTGCCTGTCCAGCGTGTCCTTTCTGACTGGATGTGGTGGCATTCTGCCATCCTTTCTGTCCGGACTTGGGACCGGACGTTGTGGTTTAATGCGGCCACAGTGGCCGCACCCCTCACCTCATGCCTTCACATGATCGATCGCTGCGCGGACCGGCCGCAACAACGTCGGGGAGACATTCCACCGTGGACCGGACGTCTCCTTGACACTGATACTCTTGCGGTTCACCTTGATGACCGTCCCTCGGTGGATGCCCCGCTTGCCCGTGAATTCCACTTGCTGTCCCAACGTGAACCCCAGGGCAGCGGTGGACTCTTCGACGCCTCGTAGCGCGCGCATCCGTGTGACCACCGCCCGGTTCAACTGCTCCAGGTGGCTGAAGTCGATGGTCTCGGACACGGCGTCCAGCAGGTTCTGCCAGTCAATGTGGCCCTGCACCGACAACCTGAACAATTCGACCTTGGGCATGTGTGCCCCCTCTCTGTGGTTGTGTCCGGACTTGGGACCGGACGTTGTGGTTTACCGGGGCCACTGGCCCCGTCCCTCACCCCTCCTTCCTGATGCGATCCGCCGCCGCCGTCAGTGCGTCCACCATGGCCGAGTCCAGCTGTCGGCGGTACTTCCGGACGATTCGCAACCCCAGCACGGCCTGCTTGGCCGTGAGTGCCTGGACGTTCCCCAGCGACTTGCCGATGTCGGTGTCGTGCTTATTGAAGCCCGCGCTGTCCAGGTGGCGCGCGCCGTCGCACATCCCCGAGAGCCGTTGCAAGGCGGCATGAATTGCCGCGACGTCCTCGGGGAGTAGCCGGTCCGCCTGGAGGGCGACCTGCTGCTTTTTGGGCGACTCTGCCACCAGGACGGTGGGCGTCGGCTTGGTGTCGAGTGCCGCGTCGATGACCTTCTGCTTCTTGACGATCGTGTGCGCCATGCGCGCGTCCAGCGTCCCGTCAATCACGAGATGCTGCACCAGGACCGAATCCTGCTGTCCGATGCGATGGCACCGATCCTCGGCTTGGCTGACGTTGCCGGGCACCCAGTCGAGTTCCGCGAAAACGACATGGGACGATGCCGTCAGTGTGATTCCCACGCCCGCTGCCGTGATTGACCCGACAAATACCCGACACTCCGGGTCATCCTGGAACCGGTCGACCGCTGCCTGCCGGTCGGCCAGCGGGGTGCGCCCGGTCAGCGAGACCGGGTGGTATGGCCCCTCGGTCGTGAGTTGTCCGGTCAGGCCGTCGAGCAAGGCGTCCACCACATCGTGATGGTGCGCCATGACCACAACCTTCGCGTCGTCGGACGCCTCCAGGGCGTCGACTATGTGGGCCAGGACGGCCGGGATTTTCGCGACGGCCGTATCGTGCCGTGCGGCTGACATTTCGGAGAACGCAATGTTCTCCGCTGCGGTGAGCCGCTGCACCGCGTCCCGGTACTCCGCTTCTGTCCCGCCCTTGGCCCGCTCCACCTGCGCCCGGAGTGGACCCAGTGTCCGCTCCTGCACCGCCCAGGCGTCCCGCTCTGCTTTGACGACAGACGAAGCCCCGTTGGCGGGCACTTCGATCACCTGCCGCACCTTGGCGGGTAGTTCCGTCAGTACGTCGGCCTTCAGTCGGCGCACCATGATCGTGCTGCGAAGCCGGTCCTGGAGTTCGTCCAGGTGGCTGGCCCCGCCGACGTCCCAGGCTGTCCGACCGCGCCCAATCGAAATTTTGTGCGCGTTGCAGTACCGCTTGGCGAAGCCGAAGAAATTCGGCCACGCCGTGGGTGCGAGCCAGTGCAACGTGCTGAACAGTTCCTTCGGGCGATTGGTGATCGGCGTACCGGTCAGGGCCAGCTTGCGCCGAGCCCGGATGCCGGGGTGCGCTGCGCCGCCCCGCTTGGACCGGGGCTGCCCGACGATCGCGCGGGTGCGCTTCGCGTCGGGGTTTTTGACGTAGTGGCTCTCGTCCAGGCAGACCAGATCCCACGTCTCGGCGTTGATCGGACCGGCGACGCCAGCGCGCCAGGCGATATCGTAATTCACGATCACGATATCGGTGTCGGGCCAATCCTTGGTGGTGGCGATCCCGATCGACAACTTCCGGGTCAGCCACCGTTGCAGTTCGCGTTCCCAGTTGAGCCGGAGGCTCGCCGGGCAGATGATCAGGCACCGCGTGATGGTTGGGTCCGCGTTGATCAGGCCGATTGCCTGGATCGTTTTCCCAAGCCCCATCTCATCCGCGATCAGCGTGGCATCGCGGTTGAGGGCGAACGTGATCCCCGCTAGCTGGAAGTCCCGGTAGGTGTAGCCGTCCGGGGCAGAGATCGTGACGTCGGCGCTGCTGGCCCGCGAGGCCGTGAGCGCGTCCGCGTGTGCCGTGGCGTTAGGCCGGAGCCGAGCCGCCGTGGCCGGGTCCGCAAACTCGATCAGCTTTGCGGCCCTCTCGTCGGAATCCGTCCACCAGTGCCGCAGCGCCGGGTTCCAGCGCATCCCAGCCCCTTTCGGCAGGTGTCGGTTGGTGTAGCCTCCGTCCCAGATATACTGGGCGACGGCTGGGTCGAACCTGAGCGTCATAGCGCCCCCTTTCGTGGTTGTCCCGCCTGTCTGTGAACATCGCCCGGACTGTGGACCGGGTCGTAGCGGGTTTACACGGGCCGGAGCCCGTGCCATCGCCCTATCTTGCCGTCAGTAGTCGCCGCCCATGTAGACACCTTCCGCGCGGTCAGCGCAGGTGTCGCACTGATACCCCGCCCGGCGATCCGCTGGCGTCAGCCGGTTCGCCTGCCCGCAGGTGGGGCATGGCAGGTTGCGTGGGTTGCGGGCCGTGGCCGAGCGCAACGCCGAGCCGGGAGTGGCGAAGGTGGTGCCGTCCGGCATCCGCCGATCCTCGTCGTAGTCACGTTCATCGTCTTGCATCTCCATCACCCTATGCCTTCTCTGGTTGCACCGATCTCGGCCACAAGCGAGATGTCGGTGGGTGTCCGGGGTAGTGTCCGGGGGACGTGGCCCCGCCCGGCGTACAGTATTTGTCGTGGCATTCCATGCACCGGGAGTTGGTACACCCGGACGTATACCCGACCTCACATACCTCGCACGTTTTCTGTTTCATCTGTCTCCCCCTCCAGGTGAACGCCCCGGACCTCTCAGGACACGATTTTGAGCGTCCGTGGCATCACTGCCGAGAGCGTCTCGTGTAGTTCAGCCACGGCACCGCACAATATCTCGGCTGTCTCGGCTGGCAGCATAGTCGGCAGGCGATTGGCGTCTGTCGTCACGCTGACCACGTCCCCGTCCTGCATCGCAAAAACCTGCACCTTGCCGTCCTGCTGGAATGTCACTTGCAGCATTGTTGTCCTCTCTCCCTGCCTCACTGTGCCCGGCCTTTGGACCGGCGCTGGGGGCTTCACGCGAGCCCGAAGGCCCGCGCCCATCGCCACTTAGAACATGGTCGGAAAGTCGACGTCGACGTCGACCTCGATCTCCTCAAATTCGGTCAGCTGGTCAATCGCCGTGTCCAATTGTTCGGCTTTCTGGCCGTCCTCCAGGTTCTCCGGGAGGTTGTCGCGCCATGTTTGAAGCTCGTCGCGTAGTTCCACGAGGTCTTCCTGGCCGTGCCGGATGCGGTCGAGCGCTTCCGAGAATCGGCTGGCCCGCGATGGGTGGCGGTCCACCTTCTGGACCCGTGCGTTGACGCCGAGATTACCTAGCGCCTTGCGGAGTGGTCGTGCGTCCCTGCCGATGTACGTGCCGGTGATTCGATATTCGGCCATGTCTCTCCTTCGGAGGATGGTGGACGGTTGACGGTGCCCAGGGCTTGAGACCTGGACGGCCCTTTCACACGGGGGCGATTCCCCCGTGCCTCTCAGGATCTACTCGGCCTCACGCCGCCGTGCCTCGATGCGGAGTGCGTCGCCCAACCAGAACCCCTCCATGGTGGGGGTCGCCGTCTTGGCCGGGCGGTTCCAGACCACCAGCCCCTTGCGGCCCAGGGCCGATGCCGTCGTTCCATCGCGCCGATGTTGTTGCGGGTCGTTGACCAGCGGGTAGTGTTCTCCGCGCGGGGGGCGGTGATAGCGTGTGATGATCCGCAGCAATAGCACCTGCTGCTCCAGGCTCAGGTTCACCCGGACGGGCACCACCGCCGTGTCACTGCTCAGTCTAAAGATCATGCTCTCCTACCTTTCTGGACCGGGGCTTGGGACCGGTTCACAAGGCCCATCAGTTCGTCGTTGCAGGCCCCTCCGGGGCTACAGCTACAGTCGAAGTGCCCATATTCGCAGTCTTGGGGTTCATGGCCCCACGCACCCGGCTCGGAGTCCAGGAGTTCGATGCGTTTCTGCACGGCGTTGATACCTCCCCGCTGCATAATCGCTAAAGCTCTACTCATTCTCTACCCTTTCTGGACCGGGGCTTGGGACCGGTCCGCACCGTTTACACGGGCCAGGAGCCCGTGCCCTCACCCTACGCCTCGGTCATCTGCTCCTGGCAGGTCGGGCACACGGGACACCCGTGTTCCTCAATCATCTTCCGGGACAGCCTCACGATGTAGGCGTCCGTCAGGCACTCCGCTTTGAGCATCCTCGTCGACTGCTTGGGCCGTCCCTGCGACGGGTCCAGGGCCGCGTGGGGAAACGGCCCCAGCGTCTTAGCCATCGCCGTGAGCGTGAGCGCGAGGGCGTCCCCGGCCACGGTAGCAGTCATTTTGCCGGTGAGACCCAGGGCGATCGCTGCCTTCCGAAACGGGCCTTTGTGCCCGGCTTTGTTGCCCACCGCCGCGTGGACGAGTTCGTGCAGCAGGACGTCCAGGACGCGCACGGGCTCATCGAGCACAGGCGAGATATACAACTGCGGCACCCCGTCGTCGTCGGCGCGGTCCCAGCACTCACCGATGCGCTGACACTTGCCCGCCATCGCGCGCTTCGATGGGAACCCGACCGACACACGGATCAGCTGCGCGCCGATGGGGTGTCCGGCCGCCGCGAACAGTGGCCGCAGCGCCGTCACGGCGCGGGCGAGCCAGTCATCGCGGGTGGGATCTTTCTTCGTCATGTCTACCTCCAGGTGAGAGGAACGTCGGCCGGGGCTTTGGACCGGCTTTACCGCTTAAACGGGGCCACTGCGGCCCCGTCCCATCACACGTCACCGGTCCCAGTCGTCAAACTCTGTTGCCGCCCACAATTCAACGGCCATGGACAGATAAAACACCGCAAACCCGCTCCAGCTTTCACCGTCTTTCGGCTGCGGAATCTCGCCCATGGCGCACTCGATGTACTCCAATACGGCGTCCCCGTGTCCGTCCATCGTCCGGCGGGCGTCGTAGTAGGTCACGGCGTCCATGTAGGCGCCAGAGGCGCAGCCGCCCTGGCGGATGGCGGCAACGGTGGTGCCGGTGATCTCCTGGTCGATCCAGTTGGGGATGTCGTAGCCCTCCGGGTGCGAGTCGGTGACCGCACCTGCGATGGGGTCGTCATAGTCCCACAGGCTGGTAGAGTCGATCGCCGTCTTGACGTCTGTCATGTCTTGCCTCCTGGGTGAATGGGTGAACGTCGACCGGGGCTTGGGACCGGTCGCACCGTTTACACGGCCCGGTGGCCGTGCCCTCACACTTCCTCGTGGTAGCCTCCGCGCCACTCCCGCCAGAACTCCGGGACCAGCAGCAGTGTCTCGCCGTCGAACAGGCGAGCATGGGTCAGTGCCGCGATTCGCTCCAGTGCCCTCTCCATGCGCTGGACCCGCTGGTCGATGGCGTCCTCGTACACTTGCGTCGAGACGCCGTCGTCCCGTGCCGCCTTCACGATGGAAGGTGGCGGTGGGGCCAGGGCGGCGATGGCGGCGCGCCTGACCAGGGTCAGCACTGCGTCCTTCGGCAGCGGTCGGTACGCCCTCATTGAACCCTCCGGTCGTGCCGGGGGTCGACGAAGACGATCACGCCGACGACGCCGACGAAAAACTCCAGGAACCCCGCGAGCGCCAGGGCGACGATCACGCCTTCGGACGCCGTCTGGACCGCTGCCGCCTCCAGGGCGACGCTGGCCGTGATCACGCCGCCCAACATCAAGCACCCATACACCCCGAACATCACGAGTTGATACGCTGACGTCTTCATCTGTGCCTCCTGGTGAATGGTTGACGGTGGACCGGGGCTTGAGACCGGTCCTACCCTTTAACGCGGGCCGGAGCCCGCGCCTCTCAGACTTCCCGGGTGATACCGTCCTGGTCGTTGTCCCACGGCGCAGGCGGGGGAATGTAGGACTCGTCCTTCCCAAACGCTGCTTCCCACACGCGATCCGCTTCCGCTCGTACCGCCTTGAGCCCGGCCACCTGCTCCGGGGTGAGTGCCGATGTGTCGAACAGCGGCTGACTGTCCCACTTGTCGCCGTGGGTGGCTGGTGTCTGATACTTCATCGTCTGATCTCCTGTCTCTGGGGCGTTCGCTGCCCCCATCCTTGAACCCCTGCCGCAACGCCGTCAGGCGCTCCGGTAGAGGTGGGAAGGGGCCAGCGCCCCCTCCCGTACTCCTCACCGCTCGACGGCAGAGAGGATCTGCCGCTTGATCGCCTCCGCGCGCTTTTTGGGCACACCGATCACCACTAGCCTGTCCTGGACACGCCGGGTCGACTTGCCGGGTTGCGAGGCCCGCACGGCCGCCTGGGCGCGCTGCGCTGGCGTGTCGATGACGCAGGACACGCTCACGATCTCGACGTCCGTCGAGACGCCGTCGTCCCGGTAGCCGTCGCCCTGGACAACGTCCAGGCTCTTGATCGCCTCCGCGACGGCCTGCCGCGCGTCGGGCAGATGGTCGGCGGTCTTGATCAGTATGCTGTAGAGAATGACATGCGGTGTGATGGTCATGATCTCGGTACCTCGTCAGGTGCGTTAAATCGCACAACACAGCAGTGTTTCTAGTACCAAGTGCTAGCCTCACGATGCGCGTCGTCGCCCCCCTGGCCGTGGTGGCCCTGGTTTGGCTCTCCGGGTCGCTGCCCGGATGACTGCCCCTCCGCCTCACTCGACCGAGCGGCTGCCACGGTGGCACCGGTTGGGTCGAGGTCTGCTCTGCAGTCCTGCGCTCGCTTGTCTGCCACCCTCGGTCAGGGCCATTACTGGCACCTCCAGGGGGTCGGCAGGGTTCTCCGCTGCGGGGTCCGAAGTGATCAGCTGGGCTCCTGGTCATCTCCCGGCCAGACCCGCCGGTCTCGGCGGTCACTGCCAGGGGGTGACTGAGGACACCTCCTTCGGTCCGCGTGACGGGTCGTGCGGTCCCGTCGCGGGTTGCGGCTCCGTATCGTCGGGCTGGGGTTCGTGTGGCACCTTCTGCGCGTCCCGCGTCGCGCTTCCTCGGTGGTCGCTGCCAGGGACTGCCCCGTGCTACTCCTGCCCGCCGTTTGTCAAAGACCAACGCCATGAGCCAACGTGACCTCACGGCTGTGTATACTCTAGGGGAAGTCACGCCATGTTGTCAAGCCCTAAAGTCACGTCATGATAACCCCTGTTTCGACAGTCACTTGCGGGGTGTGCTAGGCTCTTCGGATGGCCTACCTCAACGAAAAACAGCGGCGGTTCTGTTCGGAGTACGTGCTTGACCTCAACGCGACCCAGGCGGCGATCAGGGCAGGCTACACGGCCGGGAAGGACAACGGCGTCGCGGCCGTCACAGGATCTCGGCTCCTGCAACATGCTAAGGTCCAGGTCGAGATCCAACGGGTCCACCGCCGCCACCTCGACAACCTCGACCTCCGGGTTGAGGATGTGCTCAACGAACTGAAGGTGATCGCCTTCTCGGACCTCCGCCGCCTCTTCACCAGGGGTGCCTCGGGGCAACAGCGCCTGGTCGACCTGGTCGACTTGCCGGACGACGTGGCCGCCAGTGTCGCCAGCGTGGACGTGGCCGTGGTCGACGGGGCCGCCACCGTGTCCCGCATCCGGACGTGGGACAAGACGAGGGCACTTGACCTGCTGCTCAAGCGGCTGATGCCGGAGCAGCACCTGCACCTGCACGCCTTCAGCCCGGCACAGCTTGCCGGGATGTCCAACGATCAGCTTGACCGGGTCGAGCGTGCCAACATGCTCCTGGCCGAGGTATCCACCGAGGTTGGCCCAGGCGAGGGTGACGTCGACCAGGGCGGCTGATGGGGCGCACTACAGATGGATACGCTCCGGGTAGGGTGTGCGCCGGGCCGTGGGGGGGGATGGGAGGAGGGGTGAGCCAAGGGAAGGAAGGCGGGGGGGGTGATCACGGAACGCGCGATGGCCCCCCCTAGTCCTATATAGGTTCCTAGTCTCTGTCCGCGACCCAAGATTCACCTATTTTTCGGAATCCCCCGGAATTTCCCGGAAAGTCCAGGAATTTCCCGGAATTTCCCGGAATTTCCCGGAAGAGTTTCTTCGCCCTTTGTTCTCTACCGGAGACCACACTATGACAGTGCCCAGTTTTCCCTCATTTGACCCAAAAAACGCCTTTCTCAAACCGGGAGAAAAACCCAAAAAACCCAAACAGGTGTCACCAAAACCACACACACCCAATGAAAGTGCTACTTTTTTGATGTTGCCGTTGGGAATCTCCCGGAATCCCCCGGAATCCCCCGGAATTTCCCGGAATTTCCCGGAAGTTCCCGGAAGTTCCAGAAAGTACCGGCCCAAGAGAAGAGAATAGAAGAGAATAGAAGTACTTTTCTTTATAGGGGTTTTTTCGCTGTTTCTTCGCTGGGGGATAGTATGTGGATAGCGGACGGGGTCTGTCAGGAGTATGCGGGGATTGAGCGCTGGGCGCGTGACAGTGCGCACTTTCGTCGGGAGACGTATGGGGGAGAGGGATTTGTGCTCGCCCATCCGCCGGAGGATGTGCGTCGATGGGTGGAGGATGGGGTGGGAACGCTGATGTACCGGGTCTTCGGCCAGATGATGCGGGTGCGGTATCTGTTTGCGCGTCTGGCGACGGCGGACCGGGACGCGACGCTGCGGATTCACACGGATGCGGGGATGGGGTCGACGCACGCCTGGGTGTTGTATTGCGGGGAACCGGACCCGTTGGCCGGGGACGAGGTGGGGACGGCGTTTTTCTCGCACCGCCGTCACGGCCCCTCGTTCGCGGGGACGACGGAGGAGCACGACCGATTATTGGCGGAGGACGCGGCGGACCTGGCGCACTGGACGCGGACCGACGTGTGTCCGATGCGGCCGAATCGCGCGCTCGTGTATCCGGCGTCGGTGTTCCACGCGCGGTGGCCTCCGGCGGGCTGGGGAACCGACCGTGCAGATGGACGTATCGTGATCGTCGGGTTTTGTGATATAGCTGTGGGCGAGCATGCGCGTACCTGACGGGATTCTGCTGGCGGACGGGTTGGAGGGGGCGTTGATCGGCCTCGGCCGTCGCTGTAGTCAGCCGGACGTCGCGGTCTACTCCATCCCGAAAGCCATTGCGGTGCTCGTGCGCCGTGACGGGATGAGCGAGGAGGACGCGCGGGAGTATCTGGAGTTCAATAGCATCGGCGCGTGGGTGGGTGCGGCGACGCCGA